ATGTATTATCACTTCTTGTAGAAGCAATATCCCATTCTAGAACACCGATTAAGTTTTCTAACTTTTCATCAATGACTGTTGTTTCCATTAGTGCATCGTCAAAAGGTAAATCCTTAAACCATTGTGGTAAACGTAACTCGTCTACCGGGTATGCCACTGATGTATATGCCATTGGGTTATCTTTTAGTCTACAAACAATAACCTTTGCACCGTCAACAATGCTCATACTGTACTTGTCATCCATCATTCGCTTCAGGGTATTCCAGTTTAGCGATGCACGAACGTGTCCGGGCATGTTAGCTTTACCGGCTTTCTTCTCTTTATCGCGATATTGCGAGATGTTATTGGCACGTTTTGGACTACCCTTCTCCCAACCTGGGCGAGTTTTAAACTCTGTACGGAAGTCGGTAATGTAATCTAACACTTCTTGTTCGGGGACACCGTTTAGAGTCTTAGTTAACACTTCGCTTAAGAAGTCCTGAATTACAACTGGGGTATCTGATCTCTTGAGATCGAGTCCCATGGCTTTAATTTTGCCTGGTTTACCATCAACATCGGCACGTTTACCTTCTTTGTCATAGTACAAGACTGCATAACGCTTCTTTGTGATGAATAATCCTTTGGAAGCAACAATCTCGCGACCTGCTTTAATGACTTCACCTCTTGTCCGTGGACAGTGGAATTGGTCTTGCATAAATTTTGGAAAGGTATCATTAACAGTTTCTCCTATGGTATCGTAAAGTTCAATAACACTCTCTTTAGTCCAAGGGATTGCACCCTTGTCAATCTCTTTCTTTAATGTATTGTATGCACTAAAGTAACACGAGTCTGTATCACCGTAGATAACTGACTTACCTCGGTAGTCGTAATCACCAGTAATAATCTCGTTCACCTTGCCTGCCATATGCTTAACAATTTGTCGGCCAGTTAACGTAGTTGATTGACCAATGCGGTTATCAAAGAATCGGCAACCTGGGTTCAAAATAGCACCATACAAGCTGTTCAAGTTAATCTTCTTAACTAATTGACGCTTATCCCAGTACTCTTCTTCAATCTTGTTACCTGCTGCAATGGCTGCTTTGAGTTTAGCTTGCATTTCCTTACGTTCTGCATACCAGCGCTTTAACAGACCGGGGATAATACCTTCTTTCTCGTAAGTAAAGATTGTACCGTTAGCACTAATCATCCACGGTTGATTACTATCAAAGATTAAATCATAGACTTGTGCGCCACTTAGTGTATCGCTGCCACCATCTTCCCAATCGATAGTAATTTCACGACCGACTTCACGTGCCATTACGCTTTCGTATTCATCACTACCGAACTTGCCTTCCCAAGAAGCCGCAAAGCTCTTACCTTTAGCAATAGCATCTTCGATGCCTGCTTTAGTTCCATCTTGCCGCAATTGCCCAACAATGGTTTCTGGTCCCATGTTTAACGCACGAATCGCACTTGGATACAGTGAGTTAATATCTAAAGAACCAATCCATTCGTGAATGCCTTTCTTTGGATACGCAACATACGCACCAGCAGCCTGATTGCTTTCTCCTGGATCTCGTTGTACACGATTAGGAACAATAAAACCACGCTTGTGTGCTTCGTTAATAATAGCTTGTTCAGTTACAGCTACCGCACCCATAGTTGTTTGCAATAGAACGGTACATTCGTGTGCTAGAGTGTTTGCTAGATCAATAAACTTTAGTTTCTTGTCTAGTTTGTCTAACAGGAACGTATCTTGTCTGTTGTATTCAACAAACTTACGGAAGTCGTTGTTGTAAAGCTGATCCAAAGTACCTTCGTACTGTGTCTTAGTTTCGCCTACCTCCATCTCTCCGATTGCATCCAGTCGGTATGTGTGACGTTCCTCGTATGTGTACTTGCGGTACAACTCGAGACTATCCAAATGAACACGACCAACAAGATCATAAGTAACAGCCGCTTTTCCATATTTCTCGTACTCTCTCTTCTTAGGGAATTGATTCCACAGGCACATTCTACGTGTGTCTTCTTTGCTCAATACTTTAGTGATGCGGTTAACAGTATACGGCATATCAAAGCCTTCGCTGTTCCAACCACTTAAAATATCTGCATCCTGGATTAAGTCTAAAAACGTATCCAACATGTCTGCTTCGTTGTCGAACAGCATAGTGTTAGGAATGTCAGCAATTAGACGCTGGGCTTCTTCCATGCTAATAGTCTTAGGTGGCATTGCCAAGCAAACCATAGTCTCCATCCATTGAAGGTAAACAGCAATCGCAGTAATAGGCATAAACGCATCGTCAGGACTTGCGTAACCTCTTTCTGGATCAAAGTCTACCTCAATGTCCCAAAACGCTACATTTAGTTTAGGTGCATCTACATTAAGGTAATGATCTTCCAAACATCGATAGATTGGATTGATATCACTTTCGTATAGTTTTTTGTTGTTGTATATTGCTAGTTCTTTTCGATGTTCTTTAACATTCTTTGAACTAACTCTAGTAAGGGGCTCGCCCTTGATTGATTGAAATTTACCCTTTTGATCTGGGTAATAAAAAATATGTCGTGCAGGATATTCTTTAAAGTGTTTAGCACCCTTGTCGTCTCGTTCGACGACACGAATCATATCCTGATCGCGATCATAGAAAGCATCTACGTAACTCATTAGTCTCCTTATGTCATTTTCGGCTGACAAACACCTAGCTTGCGGATTATGGCCTCGCCTACCATCTGTTAATATTTATTTTAATAGATTAACAGCATTCCGAAGTGTGGTATCAGAGGTGTTATTTTTTACATAACATCTTGTAGATCCAACATTTTTATGCCCTACTAGTTCTTGTAAAACTTTGTCACTAACACCTTTATTTGCTAGATTAATTAAGAAACCTCTTCGCCCGCTATGCGTACTTGCTCCAACAAGTCCAGCATTTTTATAAATTCCATTTACCACTTGTGTAAGAGTGCTGTCTGTAAAACCTGAACTGCGTTGTGTAGAAAATAATGGGGCTTGATAATCTGATATATCTATTGTTTGGCAATAAAATTGTAGTTCGGATTTTAATCTGTCACTAGTCGGAATTGATCTATTAGAAATTTTAATCTCTTCCACAACTGTTCCTGCCTGATCTAAGATATCGCCGATTGTTAATCTAGCAACTTCTCCTACAGATAAACCTGCAAGATGCATGATCATTATAATGGTTCGATTCCTTGCAGGACTTTTTGTAGTTGAAATAAATTCAAAAAGAGATTCCAACTCTGGGTCAGTTAGCACTCTTGCTTGTTTCTTTTCCATATTGGTCCTTAAAAAATCATTCTAATCAAGCCAACAGTATCAATTGTGGTTAAGAGCAAATAGTTAGCCAACATACCAAAGCTCTTCCTAGTGTAAGCAGCCCAGCCGTAGAGAGCACAACCAGTAATCCACACAGGATAAAGATAAATGAGAGGCGGTGCGGGTACCGTGAGAGCCATTGTGAGGCTACAGCCAATACTAATAGCCCAAGCAAGAAGCTCGACACAAAACCTAACAGGATGACTATTCCAATCATCTTTTATCCATTCCGCAGTACCGTTGAATACACTTAGTAGTCCTTTCATTCGGGCAGACGCTTAGTAACACCGAGAATCATTTCAATCTCGTCCCATTCTTCTTCGTGTGATTTCCAGTTATCTTTGTGTGCAATTCTAATTGCTTTATTGATAATGGACGGTTTGATTTGCAGCTCTTCAGCGACTGCTTTAACAGTTTCTTTCAGTCCTTCTTGCAAGTCTTCAACTTCACGTAGCACATTGCCGCCTTCGTTGATCAAACGCTCTAACTTTGCTTTTTCTTCAGGTCCGTACATTTTAGACATAATTATCTCCTATAAGCATTTATTATACAGGGAATAAAAAAGCCGGTCAACTAAGTTGCCGGCTTTTGAATGTAAATGGATATTTTACTTTTGGTCTTCGCTTAGTACATCGTACATTTCGAACACACCGCCCATACGCTCGTATACCATACCAGCATACAATTCGGACTTAACAGACTCGTTGAACTTGCTAGATGCAACACGTTGAGCCCATGCAAACAATTCCTTGTCCTTAGCGTCAATTTGTTGTTGACCGCCGCTTTCTTGTACTAGTTGTACCATCTGTTTGAAAGATAACTTTTGTTCTACGCTTTCTTTAACAGTCTTCTTGGCCTTTGGAGCGTCTTTCTTAGCGAATGGATTTACGCCTTTCTTTGGACCTGCTTTCTTTTCAGCAGCAGCTTTCTTCATAGGTTCTTTCTTGTCGCCATCTTTATCTAGATCAGCAAAGTCTGGCTTACCGCCCTTCTTAGCAGGCTTCTTTTTAGCTTCGACCATTTTCATGAACTTAGACTTGAACTCGAAGTTTTCTTCAACTTCTTTCTTTTTCTTTTTGTCTGTTACTTCAGCTTCTTCTGGATCAAAGGCTTCGTCTGTTTTTACGTCTTTCTTAGCTTCTTTAGCAGCCTTCTTAGCAGGCTCTTTCTTGTCGCCATCTTTGTCTAGATCAGCAAAGTCTGGTTTAGCCTTCTTGGCCTCTGATAGATATGAAGTCTGACCAGCTAAAACACGCAAACTTGCGCTTTCGTCTAACTGTACAGCTTGTGGTAACTTAGGTGCAGCAATAGCGGCCGCCGGAGCGTCCATGCTGTCTAGTTTGTTGAGTAGTGATTTGAAGTCCATTTTAAATTCCTTGATCCTTAAGGTCCATAATATATTTATCTTTTTATTGCAGAGCCGCCGCCGAATAAACTAACATTAGAGTCTAATGCACTTACAGTTTTTACTTTGGGCTGTGCAGGGGATTTTGTGCCTGATTTCCCAGGGCTTCCTGTGTAGCTTTTCTTACCACGAGATTTCCCAGGGCTAATATGTGGGTTTACAACCGTTGCGATGTTACCAGCGCTGGTTGCGCCTTCGGAGGCTGCTTCGAACAATTCGTGTAATTTCATAATAGTATTTATCGCATTGCGATTTGGAATGCTTTTTGCTTGTCTTGTCGTTTATCAAGATGCTTTAGTCCGGGATTGATTTTTTTAGTAACATCGGTTGTATCTTTGAAACTATCAACTTTTGGAGCAACTCTACTCTTCCAATACCATACTGCTACCTTTGCAGCAATTTCTGGTTTTTCAACAAGCTCAGGATGATTGACTAGATCTAGTCCTAGTGCCTTTCCTGCCTGCTCGTAATTGTACTTGCCAGTGATCTGGATGTAACCACGACCTTTATACTTTGCTCCGTCGCCCGGCTTTGTGTTGCCCAATATCTTTGCTTTGCGTGGAGCAAATCTAGGGTCGTACTTCTTGAAATCTAACTTGCCCCCAATCTCTTTCATGTGTTTAAAATCCAGAGTTTCGTGAGCACATTGGCTTAAGAATGAAATTAATTCCTGTCCTCGAATTCCAGATTTTTCAGCGACCTTTTTGAGGTATACTTCATGTGGATTGTTAGTTACAGATTTCGATAATTCTTTCTTAGATGCAGCAGGCGGAGCAACAACTTTAGTTGGAGATGTTTTAACTATTTGATGAATTCCGGGTTTTGCTTGTTGAGGTCTAGAGTGTGCAGCATCTGCATTACTAGCTCCGCCCAACGCAGCAGCACCCATAGCAGCACCTGCTACCCAATCTTTCCAGCCTTCGTCTAGGCTATGGCCGCCTTCCATTATAGCAAGTTCCATGGAAGTATATGACTCTTTGACTTTTACACAAGAATCTTTATCGTTCTTGGTACCGTTATATCGATATCCTTTCCAGCAGGATTTACCGTCCTTGCCTTTGATCTTTTCAGTTATAAATTCGTGTGCTCTCATTTAGCAGTTCCATTTACGTAATGCCAACGCTTTACGAGTCGGATCGCCGTTTGGCTTTTTCATAGGACCATTAACTCCGCTCATCCTGGCACAGAAAGACTTGCGTCTTTTAGCATCCTTGCTACCTGGTTTTAATTTGCTAGGTTTAGTAGTTACAGCAGTTTGTAATTTGCTGCCGGGATTCTCTCGTCGATAGCTAGCAACACCTTTAGCGTTTAAGCCACCTTTCTTATTCTTTCCTTCTTTGCGACGCCAAGCCGCAGATTCGTAGAATGATTCGTTAATAAATTCGCTTGCTTTCATACTGGACTATACGGATTACGTGGTCTATCGTAGCCGTCCTCTTCTGGGTATACAGGATATTCGTTCATCGTTTATCTCCAAACCAATGTTTGAACCATGCATCGGTGCCTGGCTGAATATTTTGCTCACGGGCTTCTTTGCCTTTATTAACAAGAGCTACTGTGGGATTTTGTTGTATAACGTATTGCTCTAACGCAACAGTACTACCTAAGCCGCCAAGAGTACTTGCTGGCATCATAGCATGTATAGGATCGCTAGGATCTAATACACAGTCGTTATCCGACGGTGGATTTAAATTAGCAGAAGTAATTCGTATCTGTCTCATTACATACCGCCAACTAAATCACCTGGTCTTGCTGGCTTATTCTTCTTAGGACCTTTATTGCGCCACTGTCCTGCAGGACCTTCTTTGTGTCCAGCTTTCTTTCCAGCAAATGGAATATTCTTAGAACCTTCTACAACTTCGTCACTGCCACCAAATCTAGATTCGTATTGTGCTTCGTCTCTAGCATCATCTAACGAATAACCTGTATGTTTGATTAGTCCTTTTAGAGTCTTTTCAATGTTATAGATTGCACCATTGGCTTGGCGCATGTGTTCTATTGCTTCTTTGACTGCATCAACAATATCAATAGCAGACGAACGGTCGCTTAGTTGCTTTGCAGCTTCTGCAATGGCACCAACTTCGGATTCCATTTCTTCAAATACATAATGGTTCTTTTGCGCCTTGGTTACCGCAGGCAGAAGTTGTTCTAGTTCATTAATCAGTGATTCTAGTTGTGCAATCTTGCCACCGGCATCTGCTTCGTCGACAACTTTTTGTTTATGCTTTATGTCGCCCTGCTTTGCTGCTTTCTTTTTATCTTTATGAGCACCGGCCCCGCCCATCTTAGCATTCTTTGCTACAAAGTTACGTGGCTTCTCCGCAGGTACAACTTTTTTATTTTCTGTTAAAAATTCACTGGCTTTCATTTTGATATTCCTAATCCTTCTTTGACTGCATTAAACAATGGCTCAGCCAATTGACCTGCACCTGTCTTTTCTTTAAACATCTCGAGGTTGTTATTGGCCGCTGCAATTCTTGCACCTGATGCACTAATTCCTGCTACACCTATAGCACCATCTTCTCTCTCACCACTAGACTTGAAATCTAATATTTCAAATTTGTAATATCCGTGAGCCTTTCCGTCAACACCATTGTAGTCTGCTAATAGTTTACTCATTGACGGAAGTCTATCACTGCCGGCTACAAATGTAGCATTGCGATATCCTAGTTCGTACAAGTAACTTGCAACTTTAACAGGAGTATTTAGTTTTGGTTGTTCAACAACGTTCTTTGAATGTTCGGGAAACATTTTTTTGATGAAGTTAACTTTTGTTGAATAGTCTAATGGGTTATCTTTCTTATCTTGACTAGGACTTACAAAGATTTTGTAATCGCCGCCTACACTAGCCATAGTATCAAATACTTGTTTATGTCCAATCGTAGGAGGATTCATTCTGCCGAAGCAAAATGTAACATGGGAATTACTATCTTCTAATAAATCCTTAATCTTCATAGTCGCCGCGATCTAAATGTTTAGACTGTTCTTCTGCAATTTGTTTGGCTAATTCGATGAGTCGTTCTTTTGGAAACTTCTCTTCAGGAGAATCAACTTCGAATTTATTGCAATATTGTTCAAGACAGCGTTCAAGCGGACGCATATATGCCTTGTATATATTTGGGTGACCTACGTTCTTTTTGTGAACATCAACGGCTGGGAAAAAGTAGTTGCTTAGTAGTTTGTCGTCATTATCGATGAAGAACTTAAAGTCGCCGATCCAATCAACGTCTTGTTCTTCATTTTGCGACGGTGCTCCGATAGCACTGAACATTTCTTTTAATAACATATAGTACGATTCCAAAAGGTCATACTATATTTATCGATTAATACAGGTTAGTAATTATATCGAAGTTTAGAAATAGTGCCGTCTTGTAGGGTGTATGCAGCACGGATCCAGACAAAATTGCCAGTGAAATTGCCTGTAGCAACGCCGTTAACCAATACAGAACTATCATCAGTTGCATTAACTGTGGTATCTACTATATCGACCCAGTCACTGTCGCCGGGATAAAGCTGTAGGGTGCCTTGCAGCTTAATTAGACCTATAAACGAGTCTGTTTCGTATGTATAGGTATGTAAGCCACCATAACGTTTATGGTAACCTGCGCCTTTCTGTTTATCAGAATAGGCAAGAGTAGAACCCACAGCTTCAGTGGTAACGTTTTCTAGTAAAATATAGCTTTCGATGGACATCTATTATTTATCGCTGACAACAAACTTGTAGATCTTGCCCACTACATCGCTATTTCGTAATTTTAACATTAGTAGAGTTTGTTCGTCTTCGACAAGAACATATCGTCGATCCCAGTTCCAATTGGTTTTAATAAACCATTGCTCTATTGAAGGAGTACAAGTAATTCGTTCTTGTTGTTTAAGCCAATCTACATACTTTGTTTTACCTTCGTCATCAAATGCCATTTTGTGGGGCATTAGATATACTCGATAATTGTACTTGTTATGCGGGAGCTTTTTAACAAGGATTGTCTGCGTTGATTCTAGATCAGCTTCAGATCCTTCGGCCGGCGCAAATCTGTGCAGTATCTTATCTTTAAGTTGGTCTACGGCAGCATCGTAAAATGCTCTGTCGTTTGTATAAAGGTCAACTTGATCGCTTTCGATTCTCTTTGACCAAATGTCAGCAGGGAATTTAATTAAAAACGAAGACACTTCTAGTAACGCTACCTTGTGAGGCACTGCTCTTCCTATATAAGAATAGGGAGAATACATTTCTGAAGTGTCGTTGCAAAACGTTATAATCTGCTGTAGAGTGTGCGATCTAAAAATAGATGCACCCCCTACAGTTACAGATACTTTAAACAACCACTTGCCGTAGAACTTCCTAGAAGTTGTTTTAGCCTTCGGCAGATTCATCAACAGTCTCGGAAACTTTCTTTGCAGCTCTTGCTGCCTTCTTCTCTTCTTTAGAAAGAGTCTTTGGCATTTCCGAGACTGTAAACACTAAGTCGTCGTTGTCAATTGTTACATTAACTAGACCACCGTTAACCAAGTCACCAAATAGAACACGACGACTCAACGGAGACTTTAGTTTATTGTCAATCAATCGACCCAATGGACGAGCACCCATTTTAGCATCGTAACCTTTTTCGGCTAACCACTTAACTGCGGTTTTGTCAACAACAATTTCAATGCCTTTGTCTTTGAGTTGCGAATTCAACTCTCCGATAAACTTGCCAACAATCTGTACAACAACAGTTTCGCTGAGTTTAGAGAATTTAATCACTGCATCTAAACGATTTCGGAATTCAGGAGCAAAGAATTTCTTGATTGCCTTGTCATCTTCGCCGTCTTTAGTCATGTCACCGAAACCAATTGTGTTGTTTTCGTTGTCACGAGCACCCAAGTTACTAGTCATAATCAAAATACAGTTACGACCGTCAGCTTGTTTTCCGTTTGAGCCAGTTACGAATCCGTTGTCCATAAAGCCCAACAAAATGTTAGACACATCTGGATGTGATTTTTCGATTTCGTCTAGCAACAAGATACAGTTAGGTGTTTCTTGCAGCTTAGTAATCAACTGGCCTGCATTGTCCTCGTAGCCTACATAGCCAGGAGGAGCGCCGATCAAACGAGCCACACTGTGCTTCTCTTGATATTCGGACATATCAAAACGCACTAGCGGCATACCCATCTTTTCAGACAGTGCCTTGGCAGTTTCAGTCTTACCGCAGCCAGTTGGGCCAAGGAACAAGAAGCTACCGACTGGCTTATTAGGACTCTTCATACCAGCTTGTGCTACAAAGATCTTGTCCAGCAGTACATCTACAGCCGTATCTTGTCCGTATACTACTGCTTTCATTCCTTTCTCGAGCTCTGCAAGATTTTTACTTTCTCGTTGAGCTACTGTCTCTAACGGCATGTTAATCATCTTGCTGAGTTCGTATGTAACTTGCTCAAGATCAACTAATTGTTCTACACCTTCTGTTGCAGGATCGTCCTTGACTTTGTATCGAGCAGCAGCACAGTCTAAGATATCGATTGCCTTATCTGGCAATTTCTTGTCTGCCATATATTTGATAGACAACTTAACAGCTTGCTCAATTGCAGCATCTGTGATCTTAACGTTGTGATGTTTTTCGTAGTACTTCTTGATTCCTTTGATGATCTTAACAGTCATCTCTGGACTTGGCTCGTCAACTGTAACACGTTGGAATCGACGCATCAATGCACGATCCTTTTCAAAATGCTTGCGATATTCTTCCCAAGTAGTTGAGGCAATTAACTTAATGATGCCTTTAGTAAGCATTGGTTTAAGCATATTGCTCATATCGTTGCTTGATTGATTAGCTGCACCTGCACCTTGCATCATATGAGCTTCGTCAATGAACAGGATGATCTTACCCTTTTTCTCTAACGCGGCCAGCACAGCTTTAATACGCTCTTCAAAGTCACCACGATATTTAGAACCTGCAAGCAATGCACTAATGTCAAGTGTATATACTTGATGATCTTGAATAAACTTTGGCACTTTGCCTTCGAAGATCTTACGTGCAAGGCCTTCGGCAATAGCAGTTTTACCAACACCTGGCTCGCCTACCATCAAAACATTACACTTGTTTCGACGAGCAAGGATTAGTTGGATTTTTTCAAGTTCGTCGTCGCGACCAATAACGGGATCAATTTGACGCTGCTTGGCTTTGAGACTTAGGTTTGTGCAGAATTGATTTAGAATTCTGTCGACTTGTGTTGTATTCACGGGCTTACTTTCTTCCTCATCGTGATCATCTTCAGTAACTAGTGTTTCTTGGAAGAACTTAACAAACTTCTCTTTTGTAACGCCGCCTTTGGTTAGGAAATAATATCCGAAGCTATTCTTTTCCGACAACACGCTAATAATAACGTCGGCAACTTCCATACGCTGGCGTCCACTGAACAATACCTGCGTAAAGCATCGATTCAATACACGTTCGATGCTGTTAGTTTTCTTGGGCTTAATGTTTGGATCATTAGTAACAATGTCATTGAGATTATTTTTTAGATAATGCTCGAGATTTGTCTTAATAAAATTAGCATCTGCTCCGAAGTTCTTGATTAGATCAAAAGATTCTTCGTCACACATAATACCGTACACGATGTGTTCGATCGTAATGTATTCGTGACTAAGTTCTTTGGCAGTCGTTACCGACTTATCAAAAATTAATTGCAGGGTTTCACTTGGTTCGATCATGTTTATCTACGCTTCCTTAGTTTCTTCATAGCTAATTGTAACTTCAACGGGGATACTTTGTCAACAAAGCATATTCCGTTAAGGTGATCTAGCTCGTGCTGAAAGCACTTTGCCAGGTATCCGTCTACACGAATTTCGTTTACATTGCCCTTACTATCTTGGTACTCGGCAATAATCCATTTGGGTCGCTTAATTGTTAAAAGCATATTGGGGTAACTTAGACACCCTTCTTGGTCCAAAGTAAATTCTTCACTTGCTTCTTTGATCACAGGGTTAAACAATGCAAATGGTTTGGGGAAACCTTCGAAGCTGGTACTTCCCATGACAAATACTCTACGAGCAATACCAATTTGGTTAGCTGCAAGCCCAATACCGAACTTTTGCTCCATAAACGCAATCATATCCGCTTCTAGTTGAGCAGCATCACCGTCTGTTTCGAAGTTCCAAGGTTCGCTTACTTGGATTAATGTGTTATGTGGTCCTAGACTAAATTCCATTTTTTATCTCTTGTATTTTTTGTATTTGTTCCGGTGTGAGGTTTTTCGGAATGTTTACTTTTAATTTAATTAACAAATTTCCTCGCTGCTTTGATCTAATGTGGGGGAAACCTTCTCCACGGCAGCTTAGTACTGTTTCGGGTTGTGTTCCTGGAGGAATCGTAATTTGCAGGGTTTTCTTATCAAGTGTTTCGAGTTCTATACTTGACCCGAGCAATGCATCCCAAACATCAATCCGATGTTCATAAATTAGAGACTCGCCCTCTCTTTTATACTTAGGATGCGGCTGTATTAAGACGTTTACAATTAAATCACCAGCTCTGACTGATCGAATAGCATCGTCTCCCATGCCTTGATATCTAATTTGCTGACCGTGTTCAATGCCAGGAGGAATAGATATAGTGATAATTTTATTGTTGCCGCCGGGTATAGCGACTTCTGCATTCAATTCTTTACCAAATAGCACATCTTCAAATGTAATGTTAACACTAATGTTTAGACTTTTGTTTCGTTGCATTGGTCTTTGATTAAATCCAAAGTTACCAAATATATCATCAAAGTTTCCTGAGCCAAAGTGAAATTCGAATGGGTTAGCTTGATTTCGGAAACCACCGCCTTGGGCATTTGGATCGCCGCCCATATCAATGATTTGTTTCTTTTCTGGATTACTTAATGCTTCGTATGCTGCATTTATGTCTTTAAACTTTGCTTCGTCACCACCACGGTCTGGATGATGTTTCATCGCAAGACTGCGATATGCCTTTTTAATATCGGCATCGCTTGCCCCTCGTGATAACCCCAGTATTCCGTAATAGTCCATAGTTTATTATACACAAAAAAATAGGACCGCGTCAAGCAGTCCTACTATTTACTGAAGAAGTAAAATGTTATTTTATTTCTTTGCGTCTTTAGTTGCACCTTCTACTTTAGTGCCTTCGTGTTTCTTATGCACTTTAACAGTCTTACAAACTTCTTTGTCTTTACCTGTCTTTGCATCTTTCTGTGTTACACATGCCTTCTTAGTTTTTGCAACTTCTGCATTGGCAACGTCTACTGCTTTCTGATCAACAGCAAACGCTGAAAACGCTGATACCGCTAATACTAGTGCTAATAATTTTTTCATAATTTTTCCTTATAGTTCTGGTTCTGCTGCTGGAGCTGGCCCCAATTTGCCTGAGCTGGACATAACTGGTCCTGCTGCTGGAACAACTGTTGGTCTTGGTGCAGGTACTGCTGGAGGTACAAATGCTGCTGGTGCTGCTGCTGGTACTGCTGGAGGTACGCTAAATGCTGCTGGTTGCGCTGCTGGTGTTGATATGCCGCCATTGTTTGCTCCTGCCATTTTCTCTTGTGTACGACCTAAAGCCGCAATACCTAACACTGCACCCATTGCAATGTGAAATAATCCCGCACCTTGTAGTGTTAGTGGTTGCCATTGTGAAATTTGAGCAGCATGTGTCATTGCCTGCAATAAACTCCATAAGATTGGAAATAACACGAAGTCGAATGCACAAACTCCCATGTATAACCAACCCATCATTGGACGCCATTTACTGTTCATCCAATCTTCTTTTTTCTTTTCCGCATCGCTCATATTGTTGTATTCTTCTGACATAGTTTTCGCTCCTATTTGTCTTTTAATTTTTTGGGTGTTTGCCACCGCACTTACCGCATTCGTCGTCTATTAGAACCATAAAAATAATCCATTTAGACTTAATGCTAGGCCAAACCCTGCTACTGCAAAGCTGCCCCAAAACATTGCCATACTAACTGCTAGAATAGAAGCAGATAACACAACAATTGCTAATTGGTATGCTGTACTTGCATATCCAATCCAAGGACTAGATTTCTTAGCTTCTTCACGACGTGCTTCCATTGCTCTAGCTTCTGCTGCAATTTCTTTCTTGTCAGCATCCATACGTTCTTTTTCAGCCATGAACTTTGCTGCTAGTGCTTGGTCCTTGGTTGTTAAAGCTGCGATTTCGTAGCTAACACCACGGCCGTTCTTTGCTTGGTATTGTGCCCACTTGTTGTTAGCACCTAACGTATCGTTTAATACTGTGCTAGATAACTTGCCACCGTACCAAGAGTTAACAGCTAACATTAAAGCGAATACGGAAATAACCATACCGGCTTTGTCTTTTAAAACTGCTTCACGTTCACTACGTGATCCCTTTGGTGCTACTGTAGCAGCTGGGTCTTTTTCTTTTCTTGTAACTAAATTTAATACTGAATCTATCAATGCCATTTGGCTCGCTCCTTAATATACTACTCTTATTTAACAGCTTCGTCGAATATTTGCTTCTGCTGTTTGTGCCATTCTAGCCAGGCATCTACCTTAACTCTACACTCATAATAGGTACTGTAATTAACTACTACAGTATCTAGTACCTTGCTAAGTTCAGTAGTTCCGTTGGCCACTTCATTTAGTTCCGGGCATCCTGTTTTTAACTGTTCGGGAATGTCTGGAAACTTTGGTGCAGTTGCTAGACAGCCTGACAACAATAGTGTTGATAACAATGCTATTACTCTCATTTGCTAGCCTCTGACTTTCTATTCTTTGCTGCATCATTATGAATATCTACAGCAATCTGAGGAACTCGACAGTCTTTATCGATGAATTCTTTTTCTTTTACAATCCGATCACGATATACAACAGTGTTCTGTTTGACTACTTTGACTTTCTCGACAATCTTTGTTTGTATCTTGACGTTTGTTTCTTTTGCTTTTTCTTCAGCAATAGCTGCACGTTCTTCTGCTGCTTTCATTTTATCACGCCACGCCATTTCGTTAGCGTACCCGCCTTTGAAATACACACCCAACACTAACAAGATCACTCCGCCTATTTGAACAGGTAATCTGTAGGTATTTACAAATGGAATAAACTTGATAAAGAACCCTGCAACAGTTGCCGCAAGGCCCACTAACAATAGGATGTTAATAAACCATAATAGAACACTATCGGGTATCAATGCCAACATCCATTGGAATTGCCACATGTTAAACTCCGAAAACGTGCTTGGCGTGTTCGTAATGCTTCTTACGATCTTCTAGACCAATAGTACCACCGTTGATACGTTTAGTCATTGTTAGAATGTCGTCTTTGTCTGCCCATTGGTTTAGGTTGTTTGTTTCCCAGAACCAGCAAGCCGATTGAACAGCACCTTCGAATGTTGCCAGATATTCTGGAACATCTTCAACTGGCATTTCTAAACTAGCAGCAAACCAGCTATAGTTGTCCTTGCCTGTTAACTGTACTAGTCCGCGACCACAGTAACGGTATCCGTCACCGCTGTGCTCGTCTCCGTTGCCCATACGATTTGCATAGACTCTATTAGCAATCATCTCGCCTTTATTTGCGTATGCCGCAGCAATTGCATCATCGGGGAAATACTTTGGAAATACTCTACGTAGGCTAGCAGCCTTGTAGTTTAAGTTTTCCTTTAATGCTTTGAATCCGCCTGATTCGTGAGCACATTGAGCAATGAACGCAGCTACACGCTGAGGTGTATTGATTTCGTACTCTGGTAAAATTTCGTTGAGTGCATCATACCAGTGATCAACATATTGATTGCCTGGAATTAATTGTGCTAACTGCTCTTTGGTGAAATTAAATGTGAAACTCATTGTTATACCCTTTTCAATAACATAGAATGATTACCGTTGTTGAATACAAAATTTTCACCAACTTTGTTAATACTGTAATCACCTAAAACTTTTGTAAGCCAGAACATTTCGCTAGTAGCTACTTCGTCGAGGTTGTAGCCGTCTTCGATGCCTTCTAGGATAGATTCTGTACTTCCTTCTTTAACCATTTGTAGCTGTACCTGCTTACCGAACGGCTTATGGATAGTAATGACATCCCCGTTTAGAGTTAGGTCATCCATTAGTGTTTTGCTGAAGAAACGTTTGATACCTTCAGTTTTAACTTTTGTTAATACGCCTTCGTAGTCTTTAGAAGAAGACGGAATAATCTTTTTCAATACTTCTTCAGTAACTGCATGGGATTCGTTGTCTTTATAATATTTAAATTTGAACTCGTTAATGCCAGTTAACTTCTTAATACCGTAGCATAGTTCTTTAATTTCTTCTGCTAGACTTTCGCTACGATTAAGTTCGATGAATACACTGTATTCGCCTTTATCGTTTTCACCGGAGCTAACATCGGCATCTAGCACAAATTCGTAACCCTTTTCAACGAACTCCATTAGATCCTTCGCCGGAGCACGATCCTTAACTTGGAAGCTAACAACGCAGACATCCTGATCTTCGCCCATCTTGGAACGGAATGTGTCAACTTCAAAAGTTGGGTAGACCATTTCAGCTAGGTCCATAGGACGAAGTCCTTCGTTAAGCTGCTGGTGGTGCTGGGATTGCTGCTGGTTGTTCTTCTGCATTTGCCATGTCCTGTACTTGTTGTTCTGCTGGGTCAATGTGTGCATTGACGCCGCCATTCATTGATAGTAGATCTTCTACTTTGTTTTTGTCTAATTCAGTGTAACCGCGAGTAATGTCGCTCATTAACTTTTTTGGCATTGTAATCTTGACCAACCAGATATCTTCTTGATCAATTTTGCCCTTTCGTGTTCCGGGACGAATATCGTCTGGTGTTTTAATTTTGCGAGTTTTAGAAAACTTGCTTTCACCAACTTCAACAGTACACCCGTAGTCTATCAAACGTAGACCGCCTTTAGGCTCAGGCATCTTGTCCTTAGGCCACATAAAAGTGCATTCTACAAAGTAGCGACTTTCTTTAGGTCCTGCAACTAGCTCTCCGTCGATCCAGTTATCGTATACATATACGTCTAGTTCGTCGATAACACGCTCAAAGTTCTTTAACACTGATAAGCTGTTATTAGATCCGTAAATCGTCTCTATGTTTTGAATAATGTCTTTAATATCTGCCATAGTATCTCCCATTGTATTTATCGTCAAAATGTAAACATAACTTATAATATATTCCACATCGAGTTAAATACTTTTGTGTTCGGACACGGACACAACGGTAGAAAGGTCCGTGCCTAACACTAACAGGAGGGCTAACCTTAATATGAAGCAAAAAAGAGCGAAAGCAGCAGTTGTAAACCACAACGTGGTAAATATCGATAAACGTCTACACGAAAAGCGTAAACGAGTTCAGATATATCCTAAGAATTTAAGTCAAGAGACTTACTTACTCAAACTAAACGACCCCCAAAAAATGATTGTATTTGCCATCGGACCAGCTGGTACGGGTAAAACAATGCTGGGCGTTCAGTGGGCTGTAGACCAACTAAAGTACGGTGAAATTGACAAGATAATTATTACCAGACCTGCTGTTTCAGTAGACGAGGAACATGGTTTCCTCCCAGGCGATCTTAATGAGAAAATGGCGCCTTGGACCAAGCCTATTTTTGATGTGTTGTTAGAAAATTTCAGTGCTCAAGAAGTTGACAACTTCGTAAGAGAGGGAATTATCGAAACAAGTCCGCTGGCATATATGCGTGGACGAACATTTAAAAATGCCGTAGTCATTGCTGATGAAATGCAAAATGCAACACCATCCCAGATGAAGATGTTGCTAACTCGTTTAGGTACGGGTTCTAAAATGGTTGTTACAGGAGATTTACAACAAGCAGACCGCCCTTCAAATAACGGACTCTTAGAGTTCTTGCAATTGTTTAATAATTTCAGTCAACGTAGGTATGTGGATATTTGCCACTTTACTGTAGAAGACGTTGAACGCCACGAAGCTGTTAAGGAGATCCTAGCGATTTACAAAGACTCATAAAAAAAGGACCCTAGGGTCCTTTTTTATTATGTATAACTTCTATACCTGATTTTTCTAGAAACTTTATACCTGAATCATCTCGATATTGTGCGCCATAATAAACACGGCGAATACCTGACTGATGTATAAGTTTTGCACATTCCAAACAAGGGCTGTGAGTAACAAATAAATCAGCGCCGACACCGCTATTATAACTCTTCGCCAATTTTGCGATGGCATTTGATTCTGCATGTAATACCTCTGGTTTTGTTTTACAAGTACCGTCTTCGAACCAATCTTCGCAGTTATTATCCCAACCTGCAGGCATGCCGTTATAGCCGTAACTGATAACTGTATCGTCTTTGACAATAACAGCACCAACGTGTAACCGAACAGCATGACTCAACTCAGCTGCCCTTAACGCCCAGTCGGTATACAGATCTATGTACTTCTGCTTCATACTAGCTTGGCAAGTTTAACTAAAGTAGCTGCAAGGTTAATCTCGGAATCAGCACATACCACGTGGTCAACTAACCCGCCCTTGATAATAAGGATGGCTTTGTCTTGGTTGTCTTCACTACCGAAGATTTCTAAGTTATCATACAACCAGCGATAGACCTCTTCCATCTCTTCAGCACGGATCTTACCACAGAGCAGTTTGCGACCTTCGTTAATCTTACCTGCCTTAAACAATGCAACCATATCAAACTTCCAGTCAGCTTCGCCACTATCGGACTTGTTAGGCTGATTTAGTTTATCTTCGTTTACGTTTTGTTGAACTAGGTTAATACACTTACGCAAGTCTGGATATGCAACCTTTACATAGAGATCCAATGTGTCTAAATCAAAGTCCACACCTTCATCAACAAGGATAGTAGCTACACGGGCAGTGAACTCTGTAAGATCAGTGCGTTCAACGTGGAAGCCTTGGCACCGTGAATGTATGGCAGGAATAATACGATTAGGGTAGTTGCAAGTAAGAATGAATCGAGCAGTTGCATGATACTCTTCCATTACTCCACGAAGCGCCGCCTGTGCGTTAGGTGACAAATAATCAGCCTCGTCGAGCAAGACAACTTTAAATGGACCAAAAGGAATCATGCTAACAAAGTTTGTAATTTTATCACGCACATCTTCAACGGAGTTAGTGCGCGATGCGTTAATTTCTAACACATCATAATCTTCAATTCCTAGTTCGTGGATAAGGATTTTGGCAAGGGTTGTTTTGCCAATACCTGCCGCCCCACTTAGCAAGAGATGCGGAATGCTTTTATCCTTGATCCATGTGTTGATTTGATTACGTTGATGATCATCTCTAAACACATAACCGTCAACTGTGTTAGGACGGTACTTTTCTACCCATAATTCTCTCATTCTTTTGCCTTATTAATAATGTCGCTCACTATTGTACTATTTTTGTTATCAACAATCGAGAGTGCATGTAACCGATCTGCGCAATTGCGAATGTCGTCATGCAACTGCCCTACACCGATTTCTTCTGCAACAGTGCGGGCGATTTCGTGGAGTGCTACTACTGCATCAACCAATGCTAGATTTCTCATACAAGTTCCTCAACAATGCCTAGCACTTCTGCTGCAATAAACAGACCGCCTACAATAGGTAATCCATAGATGCATAGTGCAACACCTGCTGCAATACGAATAAAACTTTTTACAAGACTGATGTAAAAATGCCCTTTGCTGGGGTCTTTAGGTTGTACTTCCATCTTCTTCCTCTGATAACATTTCATCAACAATTGGTTCGTCGGCTCCGGGAAAGAATGTTACATGATATTCTCTACCCCCGACGTTGTAGTAGGATGTCCAACTCTGTTGATTATTAGTTTCTTTGTAAGGCTCTGTTAATCTCAACATCATCAAGACATTTTCTTTATCGTTACCTTCTAAAGTTTTATGCGGTGGACCCATAACACTTCGCATAAACGCTTTGAGCTTCACAGGGTCCTTGCGTAACTCTGCACCGTGCTCTCGAATCTTTTTCAAATATTCTTCGTTAGTCATGCTTTGTAACAAATGGTGCAAGTGCAGGCGGAGTCCAACCGTCAGGCTTCAGAACTTTGCCGTCTTCACGCTTAACAACTTTGCCTGTTACTTTGTCGATCTTGGCAAAGTTGGTTTTCATAACTTCCTTCCATGCACCGTCTCCGTCTGCACCCATACTATGTAATGCTCCGATAGTAACAACAAGGATGTCAATTAGGGCATCGACCATTTCTACTTTGTCGCCCGCAGCGATAGCAGTTTTTAGTTCACCAAATTCTTCGTCGATAAGATTTACATAGAGGTCAAATTGCTTTTGGTTAAACCCTTCGACGCTTTGGTCGCAGGCTTTCATAAACTTTTCTTGGTCTCTAAACGGATTTGTCATCATAATTTCCTATGTTTTTTATTAATAGTTTCGACTCGTTGCATTAATTCGAAGTCGATATTTTTATCTAATGCTTCTGTTATTATAGCAGCTACGTCCTTGGGAAAGCAAGCACCGCCCCATCCTTTTTGACCATCTGCACCTGGAACATTTATATGCGTTTGACCGATCCTATTATCTAACGTTAACAGGTATTTGATGTCGTTCCAACTAGTATCCTGGGTGTCGGCAAGTTCCTTGAACTCGTTCATGAACGTTACCTTCATTGCTAGGTAACTATTCATCATGTATTTGAACAATGCAGCAGTTTGGATTGGAACGTTAACGAAGTTCTGCCCGCCTGGATTAACACATCTTCCCCTACGCACGATTACCTCGGCCTTAGAAGTCCAGTTGGGATGACCTCCCATTACCTGATACTCGGCAGTCTGGTAGTCACAGATATTATTAGCAGCCGTTAGAAATTCAGGAATGTGAACAATGTTTGGATATTGTTGTTGTAACCGTACATACACGCTAGGTGGTGCAGTTGTTTTACAAATGATTGGTATTTGTTTGTCGATTAAAACAAAAAGGAGTTCTTTAAGAACTTGTTCTAGTATTGATGTGTCGCATCGTCCGTCTTCTAGTGTAGGATCTACACACGGGCTCGGGACACAAATATAAATGCCATCGCAGCCAACGAGGTCTGTGTAACTAACGCTGTCTGGATATTTTGGATCTTTAATTAATATTTCGTCACTGTGCTTATGTGCCTGTGCAACAGCTTGCCCAACATAACCGTGACCTATAATACCAATGCGCATAATTTAAGACTCTAAATCTTAATTATACGCATTGTATTACATTATGTCAACTTATCTTGCACCAAAGTCTTCTGGGCGAATAGTTGCTGTATCACCATGCCCGTATTCTTGTCCAATGTAGAAATCGTTTGGTTTTTCGTCTGTTACAACTAAAATACCGTTAACATCTACTTTTTGAAAGTCTTTTTCACTTTCGCCATCGTCGATAGTAATTTTACGAGTCCAGCGACCATGTTCGATCAAGATCCATTGACCTTCCTTGACGTAGTCTACTTCTGACCCAACTTTATAAACCTTGGCCCAACGTGGCTTAATGCCATGAGACTTACCGTTATCACTTGCAATAACGATACCACCATTGCTTACCATTTCGCCGAGGTCCATATCAGTGACTAATATGTCTTTTGGTAATGCACGGACTTTTACTTTCTTAGCACTAAACGCAAATGTCATATTAGCCTTTTTTTCTAGTTGGAGCAACTTGCTCTTGAACTGCTCGAGGATTGTTATTGTAATAGTCTTGCAAGATTTGCTCGCGAGTTCTAACAATTTTTCCACCTGTACCGAGCTCGTCACCACGGGCGTTTACTTTCAAATTACCGACTGCCGGTAGCGTTTCGTGTTTAAGAGACAACTTTTCCATGTCGATCTCTTTACCTCTAACGCTGCTATATACTTTTCCCATATTACTCTCCTTTGAAGAATTCTTCTATTGGTATGCTGTATTTAATACTATCTATCTTGTGGACCCCTATCAAATAGAGTGCGTAACTAGCCACACTTGATCCACGTCCTACACCCCAAACTACATTATTTTGTCTAAGCGTATCAACAATATATTTCATTGCTGACAACACAGGTATCATTCCGTGTTTCTTGTATAGGTCTAACTCGAGGGCTACTCTATCAATTTCGTCTTGACGCTCGCAGTTCTCTAGTAGCCATTCTTCGATATTCATATCTTTATACGAATTTGGAATAAACCAACGCGAAGAATCTATTTCTTTTGGGGGGATTGGGTAATCGAGATGTTCTGCTAGAACACGATCTATATACTTTTGGATGTCATCGCCAGTAAGACAGAGATCTAAATTGTTAGGTCCATTTTTAACTACACCTTCAATTATCTCGTCTATACTGTTTTGTTTAGTCCACATTAATTAGTTGATCCAGATCGTTGTTGTCTTGTCCACGAGATTTCATCATCATACGTTTTGTGAATTCATCTTTATATATTGTAACAAAAACAGCGAGCTGTGTCAACAGTTCAGGCTTCCCTAAACGTGCCGCCGCAAAATATTTACGGTTTAATTCGTAAAGGCGCTCTTCGACTTCATTGTCTTTGAGTTCGGAGAGATCGCCTTCAAATGGGTGAAACATTATGCGAATACTCCAACGTAACGCATAAAGATTTCGTCGGAGCGGTGTCTCCAAACTTCTACAATTACTGGAGTAGTTGCATCTGCAGGAACTTGAAGTGGCTGCTGCGAGTCGCCTACTTTGGATAACGGGAATCCGTTTGTTCTTAGAACTGTTCCACCACTGGTAATAAAGTTGAAGGTTCTTGTAGTTCCGTCACTTCTTAATTCCAATGTCATTTTGCCCACACCGATTGGAGTACTTTCTGTTGCATAGTTAGCATCGCCTGGAAGATTTTCCAATGATACCGAGGTAATTGACCCGTCGATGATATATGTAAAGTAAGAAGCATTTAGCCAATCAACACCAGCATCTTGAACATATGGTGCAGGACCATTTGCTGGAAACTTTTGTTCTCTGATTCTTTGCACAACTGCATTTTCGATAATGTTTAAATCGAAGTTATTGTCGTTGTCTATTCTAGCACCTGCAGATTGGAGATCAGTAATCTCTTCTTTAGCTAGGCGTAGGCTAGTTTTAATGGTATCAAAGTTATCTCTGAATACTTGTGTGTCGTTGTCTTGCCCTGCTACAGGAAAGTTTTCGTTAATACTTAGGTAATTTATTGCACTGGTCACGGTAATTTTTCTCCACGTTGCGGGAATGCAAGGTATTTATCCTCTATCTGCCCGTCGATAATATCAATTAGATAGCGGTCTGCTGTAAAATTGATTGATTTAAAATCGAAGCCACTGGCTTTAATTTTTGCTATAATTTCTGCTGACTTCCCGGGTTTGGTGTAACATAGAGTTAACGCCTTAACATACCCAGTTTCAAAGTTCGAAGTATCTTGAATACTTCTCATCCAGTCAGGCAAGAACTCTCGATCTCTTTCGCCAATGTTTCCAATTTGCTTTCTCATGTTTTTAACACTATTTGGAAATACTCGCTGATGATCGCTATCACTAACTAACGGAATATCGCTGTCAATTTTAATCGAGTCGTAACTGATTAGTACCTTGCTGTTGATAGTATCGGCTAACTCTACAGTTTGACTAATACTCTTTCCGTTCTTTTCGAGTTCGTCTATTACTTCAACATATACAACTTCGTATGTAGTTTCTTGCGTAATAGGGTCCTTGGCTTTTGCTACTTTTATATCACCAAATAACAAACGCTTGCGATAATGATTTCTGCTCATGGCCTGCACATATTTCACAGCTTCGACACTTTCAATGCCGGCAAATACTAGCATCTTAATCTCTGTTTGGATACCAAAGTTTGAATCACCGTATCGATATATGTCACTAGGCGTAAAGATAGTAGCATCCGTAATAAAGTTAAACCATTCTAATCTTTTCTCTTTTGATTGGAAAGCCTTGACATACAAATTAGAAAACGTCTTAGTGTTATCCGCAACTACGGTAACGTAAAAAGTCTTGGCTATCTCAGAGAAGTTAGCCGAATCTTTAGCTGTAACTGTGAATGTAAATTTCTTATCAAACTTAGTTGTGTCACCGTCAAACGATGTATCAAATGATTTACTTCCAGTAGAATCAACTAGGCTGGAATCGTGATCAAAGAATCTTGTTAGCCCCGGACCATTGTCGTCGGCAAATTGTTTAACCTTGCCGTCTATGTCTCCAGTTGGCAGGAATGCTAATCCCGGAGGAATAGATCCGCTAGTAAGCTCGTAAACTACATGGCCGCCGTACAATAGACTTTCTGCTTTAACATAAAGTTGACTTGGTTGGTTTGGTTTAATAGTTCCGCGGTCGCTATCTGTTATCCACTCTAATCCACTTTCAATCTCGCCTACAATTTCTACAGTAAACGTTTTTTCAGTAGTTGAAACACCTGCTAACCAATATGATGTATTTGTTGGAATAACATTTCTGTTTGCTGTGGTACAGATATAAATCAGTCCAAGGTATCTAACAGAATCATTAACTTGATAGTTGGTACTTGAATTCCAGTTACCCTGCAATGTATAGGTATCAGTTGCAATGGTTGCTGGAAAATTTGCAGCCATCATTGTAAATGTATAGGTCTTGCTGACCTTTGACTGATACGGCACACGACCAGCTAACTCTCCTGTTATTGAATCAAGCTCTAACCCAGGCGGAATTATGCTAGGTGAGCTATCGGGATTCGTAGGAAGTAAGAAGTATGTAATGGTACCCGACAATGTAGGAGGATCATATACTTCTAAATATATTGTTACATAATTATTGGCTCTTAATCTTCCTAGATTTGATCCAGTTATCCAAATAGGAGTACGGTCTCCGGAAGAGTCAGCTGTAAAGATATTTGTATCAATCTGTAATAAGCTGTTATCGGCCTTTAGAAATTCTTCAGTTACTACATAAATCTTAAACAATCTAGTGGCAACGTTAGCCCCGTCAGTGATTGCTACGATGAATGTATAAATTCTACTCAAACGTCTAGGAGTTCTGCTAGATTCAGAATAATCAAACGTTTGGTTATCGTAGAAGTAACTGTCAAAACCATTTGAGCTAGCTTCTACAATATCCAACGGAGTAACGTCAAACGCACCACTGTCATATGCCCCTGTTAGGGAGGCATTGTATTCGATAGAAAAAATTGGATCTGTAAACCCGGATATAACCCCAGTCTTGCTTAAACTAAGACCCGGTGGCAATTCACCACCGTTCGGCAATAGATAATACTCTAATGTCTCGCCAGCTGTGAAATCAGTGTCGGTAGCTTCTAATTGATAGTTAACGTATGCGTTGTCAAGTATAAAATATGCCTGCCCATTGCCCACATTTAAAAATCCCTCAGTAGTAATCCATTGGGGAATATCTTCTCCGTCTACAGAAATGCTAAAAGTTCTGTCTTCTATATCTGTACCATCGCTTGCTCTAATAACAAATCTGCTGGTAGTAAATTTCTTTACTTCAACCGGACTACCTTTTATTATATTATTGGATAGTCGCAGACCGCGTGGCAACGACCCGGAAATCAGTGAATAGGTTACATCCCCGACACCTGTGGCTGACAAAGCAATTTCAACAATAACACGCTCTGTTAATGTCCCAAGACTTCCTGCCGGAGTATTCCATACTATTGCCATTGTTAATCCTTAAACAATTGTTCCGCAATCTAAATCTATTCTTCCTGGTAAAGACACAGTTCCGAAATCAATATTTGCACTTGCTAATGCTAGTTGTGTTGTGTTTTCAAAATTTCCAGCAATTGGACCAAAGTCGTATGTTTGCAAGATTTGTGTTACAGGGATTACATTACTGACAGTGATAACTGAGCCAAGTGCAGTAACATCAATGTCATCGCCGCCTTGGATAGTTAATTGTTGGTATGTAGATGCTAGCACTGATCCAGAGTTAGTATCAATTCTAGTAAACGCATCTGGTGCTGTATTATTAATAATTACAGAATCAGGTGCTTCATCAATTAGTATCTTAGTGCCAGATACTAAATTTTTAAATTCTAAATTAGACGCTGTTTTTTGTTTAAAGATACCTACACCAGTACTACCAATGTTTGATGCGGTGACAGTTACTTCTGTCGATAAACTGCTAAAATTAGCATTAACCTTTTGAAACGCGGTACGGAGATCATCGCCTAGCCCGTCGTTTACTTGATTACCTATGTTGATTGTTTGTACTGTCATATTCTCGCTCTCTTATAATATTTACCAGCTATCATCGGACCATGCAATACGTTTCCATATTACTGTACTGTCGTCATAATTTGCAACACACACATAAAGGTAATTGTTGTCTACAGCTATCATTCCCTTTGTGTCGCCTACTGTTCCCGAACTATGTACAGGAACAGAAGCTTCTATCACTTGGTCGTATATTTCTGTAAAATTCTGATTAATTTTTGTAAATGCTGCACGTAGGCTGTCGCCCTTGCGATCGTTTGCCGTTGTACCTACATTAATTACTTGCTTTGTCATGTGCTACTCCTTATGCCGTTAACGCTGCTATAGCAGTTTTAAATGCAGTAAAGTCAGCACTCGCCGCCGCAATTGATTTTAATTGTTCTACACTGATCATTAAACTACCTCGAACTCTTAATTCGTTCTCAACGTTCACATCGCTATTAAATGTTGTTAAAACATCAACAGATAATCCGGATGAATCGCTAGTTGAAATAGTGCTGCCAACGAATTCTAATACTGTACTATAGAATAATTCTTTAGTTGACGAATTATACATCAACGGTGTACCGTTAGCAGTTGAACGGATAGGTGCAACGTAAAATCCCGTAGTGGTTACTGGAAATCCGGTACCTCCGGTAGCATCTAAAACAATACTATTATCGGCTTGATCAGTAGCCCCAGCAAATTGACCTATAGCAATAGAGTAATCACCTTGGTTAGAAATGCCGGCACTAAATCCGACAGCAACTCCTGATATACCTTGCGTTGTGACAGCGGCATTGTAGCCAACAGCCACAGCACCAGTTCCTTGTGTTGTCTTACCAGCATCGTTACCTATTGCAATAGCACCAGCTGCTTGATCGGTTTGACCTGCTGCCCTACCTATACCGATTCCTCTAACTCCTTGGTTTGTTTGACCAGCGCCCCAGCCAATGGCAACAGTTTCGCTACCTTGATTAGTTAACCCTGCATTATCACCTAATGCAATTTCTTGTTCACTAGTTCTTAATGTTGATGTATAAACTGGTCCAACAATTCTGCTATCAACACCGTCAACCAGTACACTCGAGTCATCACCAAACACACTTCCATTAATGTCGATATTTTTATTCAATGTAACTGTAACAGTATCAGTAGATTCTGTAGTTGTTAAAATAATACCGTAACCCGCATTAAAGTTTAAAGTATCTGATGTAGTATCTGACGTGATTGATGTCTGGCCAGGTATAGCAATAGATGTAAACCCTGTTTGTGGTGCTGCTGTAGGGTTGAATGAAATTTGTGAAATACCAGAAGCACTATCGTTTGAAATAGTAATACCGAATCCGGCCTGCACACCTAACAGTCCTGTGTTAGTTAGGGTAATGTTTCCAGTGCTACCACTTACACTAATTCCAGCGCCTGCTGCTCTGCCTACAATTGGAGAGCTTCCTGCAAGACTAGTAACCCCTGTATTCGATACAGTAACGGCTCCTGTGCTAGCTGATATGGATATTGCTGTTCCGGAAACTAACGAAGTTACACCAGTGTTGTTAATAGTGATACTTTCTGCAGAACTGTCAACGATTAATTGAACAGCAGTTCCTGAGTTTAGATTTAATGTATCACTAAAGGAATTAGCAACTACTTGGTTACCGTTATCAACCTGTACTGATTTAAAAAATGTCTTAGTCGGATCAATGATTAATTTGCCGTTAACTGTAGACCCAGTTGGCAATTCAACCACCCCACTGATTCCTTTGATTTGAGCGGATCCGAGATAAACTCCGTTGTCGTCATTGCCCGGAGAATCCAAATATTCACCGAGGTGAACATTCTTCCATCTCTTCGAATCAGTCCCTAAGGAATATGTAGAAGTTGTAGAAGGGCTAACGCTAGTGTATAAGTCTTCTAAGTTTACAGCAGACCCGCCAGTTGCAAGATCTAATGATGTAAAATTTTCGTTGACCTTTGTTAATGCTTCGTGTACATCACTCCACAATAGTGGAGGTGCACCTAACGATATATTTGTATTTGGTATTGACATTATGTTCTTCCTACTGCAATTTCAATAGTTCCGATATGATCTGAATCGTAATCAACTAGTGCTTTACCTACAACAGTTCCGACTTTTACATCATTGCCTGCTGCAATTGCAACACCTGGGATTCTTGAAGTTACTAGCATTTCTCCTTTCTTAATTTTTCCTACTACTCGACATGGCACACGCCCTTGTAGTGCAACTAGGTTCTTGTGTCCAGGGCAAGCATCATACATTACAAATGCAGCAGTATTTGAAACAACACCTGCTACTCTATTGTCGCCTTGAACGCTAGTTAATGTGACTTCTTTGTCACCACCGAACACTAGTACTGTTCCTACCGGATACTCTTGATCGCCTTCGTAGTATTCCGCTAAGTCAGCTGAGTATGTTGCTTGTAGTCTTGACTCGTTTGGACTTGATCCTGTCAATGTCCATCTACCGGTAATTGTACCAGCTGTAGTGTTACCACCAGTTGTGATAGCACTAACTTGGATCTGAGATGCAGTAATCGGCGCATTACTTAGACCGTTCTTGGTTCTAAATACGTGTCCGTCATTGTCGTAGTAGTTTCTAGCATCAGTGCCTAAACTTCCATCGGACAATAAGATACCACCACTGCCACCCCATGTGTAATGCTGGATGTATCCGCCTGTTGCAGTTGTTGCAGTATCTACAGCAACTTTATTATCAACCTTAACTTGTTGAACATCGATAATTCTTCCACCGAAGTCGCCGTTGCTGTCTCTTACTATTAGTTTACTTGATTCGACAGTTAGACTAGATCCAGCAGCCATTTCTACAATAGCATAATCGCCGTCGTTAGTGTTTGAACCACTATTTGTTCTGCGGAGGAAACCAGTGGTGTTATACTGATTTTTCTTAATAGCGCCACCATCTGCAACCACAGTTGCAAATCCAACTTCAGTAACGTTACCTGTGGATAGTGTTGAATTGCCTAATACTGTCTTTGTTAGTATTTGTTCAATCTTTTCAATAACTAGTCCGTTATCCTTAACAGTTACAAAACCATCAGTGACTGTCATCTGTGCAGAATCAAAACTAGATAGTCCGCTCAGTGCTTGCTTCTGAGCCGCTGTTCCGGTAGGTGCAGCAGATCTAGAACTTGCGAGAGTCATTAACAGTTTGCTCTGTGCAATGTCAGCAGTTGCGTTAACATCGGCATTAATAATCACGCCGGGATTAATTTGTGCATCTAATGTATGTGCAGTCGAATCAATGTTCAAGCTAATATCGCCGACGATACTAGTGTTAATTGCAGCGTTACCGTCACCTGTAAATGTTAAGATATCGTTGGCTTTGAGGTCTTGAATTGTAAACTCTTGGAAGTTTGAAAAGGTCATACTTCTTAAGTTAACAGCATCAAGCGGATCAGTTGGATCTGATACGTTAATGACTTTGTGATCATCTAAGTTTAGCGGCGCTTTCATAGCCAACTGCCCGTCTAGCGACATAAAGCCGCCGGTCATTGTTGGAATTAATTGAGCATCTAGTACAGGCGACCCTGCATGTGTAATACCTAGTCTACGTTCGATATAGATTCGAGTAGCGTTTTCAGTAGGAACAGTATCTACCGCGTTATCGCTCATTGACGAATCTGTTGAGAACTCAGCAATAGGAACACCACGTTTAAATCCGATACCGTCTAAGTTACTCAACGCAATAGCAGCAGAGAATGTAACACGACCAGTACCTTGGTCAACACGGAAGTAAGGACCAACGGAGAAGTTACCGAATTGGTCAGTTGTTACGTAGAACACACGACCTACATCACGCTCTTCAACCTCGGTGTCTTCGTTTAGTGGGTTAACACTTGGACCGTAGATTTCGTTTGGATAGTTAGTATCTGCATACGAACCAGTACCAATTTCTAACAAATCATGTGATGTAACACGAGTCAACGAAATACGAATAGTTAAGTCGCCTTCGGCTCCTATGCTTCTAGTAGGAACTCCGGATTTTACAGTGTATGCAGATGAAGTGCCTTGTAAATTATCTTCCAGAGCTCTGTTTATTGTAATTCTTCCGTATTCAGCGTTTAGGTCTAACTCTGATTCGTATTGTGTTATTGTATAATCTTCACCTTGGAATACAAAATTGCTTCCAACAACTCTAGAAGCATCTGCAATGCTGATTGGTACAATTGCAAACTGTGTAGATCCTACCTGACCTGTTACTAGACCTACTTTTTGCACACCAGATTGAGAGCCAGTAGTGTTGATAACAGTACCTTCAGGGGTCTCACTAATTCTAAACGAACCAGCTCCAAACCCTGCGGTAATAATATGGTAATGTTTATTTGCACTAATACCACCTGGAAGGCTTCCAGAAGTGGTAAATTTAATTACATCACCGATTGAAAATCCGTGACTTGCAAGAGTAACAGTTGCTGGACTACCTACAGAAATTGTACAAGTTCTTCCTGTAGGATAAGCAGACGTAAACTCACCTGGTTGGAAAGTTGTCATATCGACAAAGTTATAGTTCTCACGCAATGTAGTCTTAGTTAGGCCTTCTGGGGCATAGCTATGAGATCCCGAACCAGCTGAGGTAATATCCAGAGCTGACGAAGTTCTATTAACAGCAATTCTAAATGCTGTGTCTGACAACCCGTCGGCAACTACCCAATAAGAATCAACAGTTGTTAGTGGAGCAGGCAATGTTCCACTAGTTGAGAAACTAATCTCAAACCCTGCTTGCAACTTGTGAGTTTTATATCCGGCAATTGAAAGTCCAGTTCCGTCGACTAGAGTGAACACTGTTCCACCTGACGAAGTAGACAACTTAAATTGATTATATGCTGGAACATCAACTACATAGTAGGTTGTTCCGCCAACTAAGTTATTCGAACTGCTTATTGGAATAAATTTATCGCCGATTATTAAATTATGATTTCCTGTAGTAGTACATACATTAGATGCAATAGTGGAAATTGTAGCAGTAACTCTAAATGTTCCCGGAGTACCTTGTGAAATTACAACTCCGTATGGTCCATTTGGATCTGTGTATTCTTCGAATTGAAGAACACGATATACATCAAGACCTGATTCAATTAGTCTTAAACCAGTCGATGGTCTAACGGCAACGTCAACTAAACTACCTGTTAGAATAATTTGAGAGTTTAGTCTCAAAGTCATTTTCACGCCATCGGCAATTTCGTCAAATAATCCGTCAAAGTTGCCAGTAGTATCACTGGTTAAGTTTAGTCTAGCAACCCCTGGTGGCAGATCAGTAACGGATACTGATGTAACTGGATATCTGTAAATTCTTCCTAGGCCATGATCTACTTCAAGTTCCGAGTTATTCAACGGGGTGTAGCTGTAGTTGTTTACAAAGACAAACAACCCACCAGCAACGTTATCATATAACGCACTAGGACGATAACAGTCTACACGTTGACTTAGTTCGTTGTAAATCGAACACGGTGTCGGAACTTCTAAAGGATCACTACCTTCAGCAACCAACGCATAATCACCGTGTGCAGATGAACCGCCTACTGAACGGATCTGTGCTCCGTTGAGTGCATAGTATGAAATATGGTTATAATAGGTAAACATCGAAACAGCTTCGATCAATCCACCGTTAGTACCGATAATACCGTAACCTAGGTCGTTAACTTGGGTAAAGTCGTTGGCCAACATACTGCGGTTACCTGGCATGAGTAGTTCGTATAAGTTAGCATTTTGATTTACAAATGTAATAGTGTCCGTTTGGATACTTGTTTTTGCACTTACTAATGCAGTTCTTGATGACAATGCAGTAGCATTGTATGTGTATGCACCTAGATCTGGAAGAACTTCGGTAGGAACAACACCCACTCCGCCTGTAATAACAGTAGGTATAATAGAAATTAAATCATCTAGTGCAGTTGCTTCGGTGCCAGTTGCTGGAGTTCCTGATACTCGTGTAGTTGAACTGTATGTAGTAGATGGATCTAAATCTTGGATAACTTGTTTAGCTACATACTTTGCCCAGTTAATAGCAGCAACAGTTTCTTCCTCTTGTCCCGGAGCTAGTTGTGCAGTTACAGTCGAACCTGAACCGTCAAAGTATTTTAGTGCAGCATCACGAGATTGACTATTGCCACCGTATATTAAGTCATACGCAGCAGCTTCAATAATAAATCCAACATCGCGAGCACATGTTACTGTATCAAACGTGAACGATCCGCTAAACGGAGCAGTAGGACCAGCTATCTGAGCAGCAATCCACCCGATAGTTTCGTCTTTGATATATTCAATGTTTGCTACCAGTAATGCCTTGGCATTTGCAAGATTGGTAGATAAGCCTGGAGGATTTGTTAAGACTAGTGCTGGAGCATATAATGTTCCGCGGTCGATAACTGAAGTGATAGTATCTGCACTATCATCAACAACAATCTCTTGAGCAGTGTTTCCTACAATCTCTGCCTTGGCTAATTCGTGAGCATAATCAATTGCTCTAACGGTTAGATTTTTCTGAGTAGCAATAACTAATTCAGCGTTGGCCTGGCGATATGTTAATGCAGCTTTTCTAGAGTGATAGTTAGTTCCTAACACCATTTCGTAGCCAAGGCCGTCAATAATTAATCCAACGTCACGTGAACATGATGATTCGCTGTAATCAAACAGGTCATAGGTCCAAGGTGTTGTTTCGTCAAGAATAAATGTTGCAGTGGATCCTGCTGGATTATATGTAAAGTCTCTAACATAGTTGACACGATATACTGTATCAAGATAGATAAAGCTACACGGCAAGTTAGGCAGTCTTTCTAAGCCTTCTACTTCTAATCGTGTATCGCTAACTTTGTTATTAATTCTAAATTCTAAGTTACCCGCAAAGCCGTCAACGAATTGACCGCCTGCAAATATTTGTGCATCGATTGATTTTGAGAATGATGCACATTCTTGTGCATAAGGAGACTTGGCAAGGATCTGACCTTCTGGATCTAGAGTCATCATAAATCCGCCATGTCCTTGACATGTAAGAGCTCTTACAATAACAGCATCGTTACACAAGAACACATCCATTTCGTTGTTGTCTTTAGGATAGTTGACACTACCTGAGCCATCGACAACATCTTTGATACAAGTAATCAAGCTAGTGATAACATCGTCAACACCAGCTTCAGCAATGTATGCTCTATCAATTACTTGAGGATAAAGTAACTGATATGGGCTTGGCACTTCGGAATTATTAATAACTTGCTGCATTAGGGAATTGATTCTATCAATACCTGCTAACGTTTGTGATAGCTGAGTTGTGATAGCAATGCGACCCGATGCGTTTTGGTAATATTTTAAGCCTGCGGAGATAGTACGATTGTATTCGCCGTACTTCAAGTCGAAGATCATAGCATCAATAATCAATCCAACATCTCGTTCACATAGGTCAGCATTGTAGTCAAAATCTGTATCGAACGGTGCGTTGCCCGCGGCTACTTGTGCATCGATCCACCCAATGACTTCGTTTGCAATAAATGACTTGTTTAACGAAATTAGTTGTGCAGCAGATCTATATTTGCCTTTGTTATCGATCTTTGGATATACAGGACTTGCACTGTCTTGTAGGTAATGATAACCAAACAAGCGATCAGCAACAGTCAACCCGTCAATGACCAAATCTCTACGGAACTTCTGAAATGCCCATGGACTTGAACTTGTACCAGTTCTTGGTCTAATAATACATCTACGGAACTCGTCGCCGATAATTGCAACGTTTTGTGGAACCTTTAGTGGAAAGTTTTCTTCGTAGATACCGCTTTCAACTAAAATAGATACCTGGATATTTTTACTAACATCACCGTATGATATTTCTTCACCGATCTCAAATGACCCGTATTGAATGTCTACGTCGAATATTTCATTACCGTCTGTGTCTAAATCTCCAGAGTGGGCCAAGATCTGTGCCAACGCACCGGAGGTCTCTCCACGTAAGTAAAGGCCTTCACGTAGATCTCTTCCTCTAAATGCTTCTGGAGTATCAGTTAATACATCGCCTGTGAAGTCTGTTCTATAGTTGTCTGTTCTAACAGAAAATCTTGGTAAGTCTGCAACCACAACAGGAACAGATGTAAATCCACTGCCTTGGTCAGTTACAGTAATGCCGCTAATGACGCCACCTACTACATCGGCAGTACCGAATGCTCCAGTTCCGCCGCCACCAGTAATACGAACAGAAACTAAACTATAATCACTGCCGCCGTTGTTGATAGATACGTTGTTGACTTTGTAGGTAACATTGAAGGTAGCACCTGCACCAAACGCACTATCGCTAGTTGTTGCAACTGCGGTTGCTCCTGGAATTGCACTGTACACACCGGATGAAATAATTCTAAAGGTTACAACAGCACCTGGAGTAGTTGCAGTGGACAACACTTCGATAGATGCTGGCTCGCCAGTTAATGGAACAACGCCGCCGCTTAATGTAATGACATCGCCTACGTTATAGTTAACACCTACACTGTTAAGAGTTACAGTATCAACGCTCATTAATGCAACTGCATCAAATCCTGATCCCGAATCTTCACTTGTAGTGATACTTGTAAGCGTACATGCAGTAGCACCGTTGTTAAATGTTAGGATCTTTTTGTATGGTCCTAACTCAACTCGAGATTCTAATGCTAATTCTTCAGCTCTCTTTAGAGCTGCTTCGAGTGTGCGATAAGCATACGCTAATGCTCGGCCCTGTAGTGTTGGGCTTACTCCAGGACGCTCGTCTTTACCTGAAGTCGATACATATAAGTTTGCAACAGAACCGAATGCAGAATTATCTACATAGCGTTTTGTGGCAGCAATCATTCCGTCAAAAACTTCATCGTCTTCTGGTTCAGGATCACGAGACAAGATCAACGGACCGGTCATACGACCAAATGCACTGTTTGGTAAATTAGTTGCAGGATCAATTGCATTAACACCAGCACGGGCAATTTTGCTATCTGCGTAGGCTTTGTTTACTGCTTCGTCACTAGTAATCGGTGTTGCTAGATCCTGGATTCTCCATTGATTACCACCTGAGGTTGCGCTGAGATTGCCACCTAGTTGTGGATTTGGATCAGCTGAAATCTCGGAGAATTCTGCAGAAATTGCAATTTCGTTTGCGTTGGATGTGAAATCTAACGCAATACCTGTACCTGCAATTAGTTGTTTAAAGGTTAATCCCGATTCAGTGTTATTAACAGTAACTAACGGAGTAGCTCCGGTATCTTGATCGTTCTGACCAACATAAGAGTTGGGAACATCATCTAGACCGATAAATGTTAATTTCTCACCTAAACCTAGTGAGCTATAAAGTTCTCTAAAGTTATCATTAACTTTGCGGAACGAATCGCGAATACTATCGCCTGTACCGTCATTACCGACTGTACCTATATCAATTACTTTTCTTGCCATGTTTTATCCCGGATAAATTGGTTGCTCTACTATTTAGCCCAAAGTTTTATAAGCCTAATGTAAATACACTATGTTCTTAAAAACACTAATAGAGCAGTCAGAGTATACCCGTACCAGTAAAAACAGCGTACAGCACACCTACAAGCGTTCTAAGACGGTGGCAGTGTTTCGGTGTGATAACTGCAATGCAGAGTTTACACGAGACCTAAAACAAGTTAATCGGAAAAGATTGAGTAACAATTATTTTCATTGCTGTTCAAACTGTGACTCAAAGAGATTTGCGCAACGCAAAGGAGTTGAACAGAAAAAGATTTGGGACTTACCTGCTAGCACCACTTTGCCTGTTGGAAAGTTTTAAAACAAGTAAATAAAAATCTAAAGGAGGAACATTAAATGTTCGGATTTATTAAAAAACTATTTGGTGCCAAGCCAGCAGAAGTAACTGCGGAAGTACCATACAAGGTGGAAACACCTGTTGCTAAAGTGGAAACAGTTAACAGCCAGCCAGTTGTTAAAGAAACTGCTCCTGTAGTCGAAGTTAAAGTAGCACCAAAGGCGCCTGCAAAGAAGCCTGCTGCTAAAAAGACCCAAGCAACAAAGGCGCCTGCAAAGAAGCCAGCTGCATCAACTGCGGCAAAAGCACCTGCAAAACGCGGCCCTAAAAAAGCCAAGTAATGCAAGCGCATAGAAAAAGGGCCCTAAAGGCCCTTTTCTTTTGAGTGAAGTTAATTACTTCTTAGTAGGAGCAATAAACTTGTCCAGCAATTGCTTACCAACTTCGGAGTTAGCAAGTCCTTCAAGAGCTGCACCAACGTTCTGCCCACCTTGTGAAGTAAACAAATCGCCCAGGCTTTGAATACCGCCAGTTACTGTGCCGCTGTTAGCAATAACTTTGATGTCTGCCTTTTCCAGCGAACGAGCTTGTTCAACACCGATCGCTTGATTAGCTTCAACTTGTCGGATAGTAATAAGGTATTGTTGGTAGCTTTGATTCTCACCAATTTCCTTAGCAAGCACAATCTGCGCTTCAACTGGAGCAAGTTGCAAGAGCTTTTCGGCTTCAGCTTTAGCTTGACCGTTAACCAGCAAACCTTCAGCTTCACGCTTCTGCGCTTCCAAATTACCTTCAGCAATCAGCGTGGTCTTTTGCTTCTGACCTTCGGCACTAATCACATCACGTTGCTTCTGACCTTCAGCACTAATCACGTCAGTCTGCTTACGTTCTTCGGCCTGCACAATGTTAACTTCTTTGGCAATCTCAGCAGCCTTAACGTTTTCAACACGAGCCACTTCCATTGCTTTTTCTGTGGTAATCTTTTGCTGTGTTTTAATGTCCTGCTGAGACTTTTCATTAGCAATACCAACAGCCTTGTCTTTTTCAGCAGTCTTAATACCCACTTGCTCTGCGGCTAGTTGCTTGTTGATTTCCACTTCACGCTGTGCATCAATTTCAGCATTTTGTGCAGCCTTCTTGTTAGCAGCAACCACAATACGTGATTCTTTCTCAATCTCGGACTTTTTCTTTTCCATGATGTTTTGAATAACTTGCGACTCACGGCTGTCACGAATGTCCATCAATTCGATGTTCTTAACAGTAGTAACACCCCATGCTTTAAGTTGTTCGTTAACTTCTTTGGTAAACGCATCGCCAAACTCACTGCGACCCTGCATAATTTCTTCAATTGTTTTACTAGCAAGGATAGTACGAGCTGCACCTTGTAGAATTGAAGTAAGCTGACCGCTAAGTTCTTGGAAGCTAAACACACGCTGGGCAGCAATGTTTGAGTTCTCAATACGGAAGAACGCTTCCAAATCAAGTACAAAAGGCAAGCGACCGTTGTCGTATGCTTCGTAGTCTTTCAAACGCAAGCTAAACACAGAGACCGGCAACTTGATAACGTTGATACCGATGATTGGGATCCAAGCTGGCCACTCGTAATAAGTGTTACCATCAACTTGATCTTTACCGTATGAAACGGTTTTACTTGCTGATTGGATGATGTGTACCTCATTCGTGCTAACCACACGACGAAGGTTAACAATCCAAATTGCAAATGCAACCAGTGTAACAACTACAATAGCTGTCAGCACAGTAGGAATAATTGCGAAGTCCATTTTTAACTCTTTCTAAAAGTTGTTTAAGAAGTAGTAACTATAACACCAGTTACCGAGGTTGTCAATTACTTTGTGTATTCGGCAAATGCAAAGCTAGCCAAGTTCTTAGCCTTGCTTTCGCACATGATGTCGAAATGATCAGAAAAGCCAGCAGCCCACTCGTTTACCGCATCGTTCCAATAAAAATTAGAATGTGCTCGCATCTTGGCTTTTTTGTAGCCCTGTGTTAGGAGGGCCTGAAGATCGGGACGTATGTTAGTGGCATGACCGACGAGTACATCTTCGCGAGAAACACTGTAGTGACAAGTAGGACGCACACCGCGCCAGCTATCAATAACCCGTTTAACGCGGTCGTCATTAGGGTCGATATATTCGCCCGAGTTAATCCAGTGATGGTGTATGTCAAGTACAATCGGAACGAGATCAGCAAGTTCCAAACATGTTTCGAGATTATGTGTAATTTCTTCATTTTCAATTGTGAGTGTGTTACGTGCTTCGGGGCTAAGTCGTTGATAAGCACAGCGAATACCGTCAGGACCTTGTTGGCCCGAGATATGCACATTAATTTTAAGATCTTGGAATGTTTGTCCGTAGCCCATCCAAGCGGCCATTGCTGCGTGGTATTCGAACTCTTCGATGCTACGATCTACAATGCCTGGATTAGCAGATGCAAGCACAGTAAACTGGCCGGGATGAAAACTAAGGCGAACGTTATTCTGGCGAGCCAAAGCTCCCACTTTTCCAAACTCTCTTTCAGCATAGGCTCTAACATCGGATAGCCCGTAAAAGAACCGCCAATCGCTGTGAGTGAACACAGGAAGTATATCGCTACTGAGTCGTACCATTCTAAGATTTTCATCAAACGTGCCTACCTTTTCAACAAGCAGGCGGCATGCTTCGATGTTATGTTTCATTAGATCCCACAACTTTTCTTCAGCAATTGCCTGCGATTGTCTATTTAACCAGGCAACGGTAGTGGTGTTGGTATTATATTGTTTGCAGTTATCAGTCTGCTTAATGCCATCAATTTGGCTAGGACCGTCGATAAGTTTGCAGGCGAAGCCGATACGTTTAAGCACGTTTGATAACCTTAAAAAGAGTGTAATAGGAATTTTGACATTGTTGCAGCGCCCATTGTAACTGCTTTGCGGGCATGTCGTCAACCACAAAGTTAATGTCTTTGCTTGTGTCAAGATGAGAATACATCAATTTAAATGTTTTATGATGCTTTTCTTCAAGCAAAGATAGAAGACGCTTGATTTCAGCTCGCCGCTGCTTTGGAGACATCAGCAAACCGCTAACATGAAGATAATTACGGCAGCAATAGGATGGCCAAACAACAAGGCCATCATTGCAAGGATTGTACCGAAAAATGCTTTATCAGAGTTGTCCATCTTCGACTCCAAGGTGTTGCATCATTAGTCTGCGGGTAACTGGATCTGTAAAGTTTCCGCATTCTTTAACAAGTAGCTCTACAAACTTTTGCGTATAGCAAGGATAGAACTCTGCGCCTTCTTGGCATTTGACATCGGCGTAATTGCCGGCTTGTCTAGAAAGCTGTGTTACTTTTACGTTCATGCTGTTACTTCTTTCGAGTTATCAAAGATTTGTAAGAATTTGTTACCGTCAGTATGTGTGTCAACTACAATCAATGTGTAGTCGGCACCTCGATACACCCATTTCTCTAAATGGCGCTGTGTATAGATTTCGTTGCTATAGTAATCACCTGCGTCTTCGTCGAGTAGTTGCTCAACACTATCGGCAAAACGAACTTCACCGCTACCGTCTACTTCGGTGATAAGTTGCCACACATACATTGTAGCATTGTCAACAGGAATAGCTTTCCAATTTTCGACATAGCCGAAATAATCGAAAAGTTCTTGTTGCTTCTGGAGGTAGTCGTTAAGTAGTTTCATGAAGCTAGTGTAATACCACTAGCACCAATTGTCAACCACAAATTTATCTTTAACGTCTTGCGGCTTTGGATCGCCGTGGAATACTGTTACTGAACACTCGGGATGTACCTCTACACTATGATCAGTTTCTTTGAACTGCCTCTTACCATTTAGTACTGTTAGTTCTTCACGACTTCGAACTTCCCATTTGTAACTCTGTATCCAATCCTTTGGCCAAAACTTAATACGATCCTTGGAAGTCTTCCAGATCCAATCTTGGTCACCGGGCAATCTCATTGCATCTTTTGGATTTGCTTTAAATTGATTCCAGATATGGCTTTGGGTTCCGTGATTCCATGCCATTACACTGCTATTTAAATTTAACCAATTTGCATAAAACTTTCGGTTGAAATCGTGAATGCCCATGAAATCATTAGGATGAAATGTTGCTAGCCGATCAATGTTGTTGTGTATTACAACATCAAGGTCAAAGTATAAGACTCGACCTCTAAGAGGTAGGTTAGGATCAAACATGTGAACCTTATGCCACCAACCTTTCTGATAGTTTGCATTAGGTTGAACAATGCTCCTAACACCGTCTATAGGATGTTGGTCGTCGGTTAAACAAACAAATTCATACGGCACAGTCATGTGTCGAGAAACCATGTTTCGTAATCGTTCTACATATTCTCTACCGTATCGATTTCCGAACCTAACACATAAAATAGTAACAATAGGAGAGCCTGGATTTTCGAGAATCATTTCCTTGATTGCAGCTTCGGTTTTTTCTGAGCGCAAGAGAGCTTTTCTTTTCTTGCGTTCTTCTTTAGTTTCGTTTTCTTTTGACAATTCCATCAATGGCTACCAAGTCTTCTAGTATGCTTTTAAGGTTATCTAGTCTAACCATATTCGGACCATCGCTAGGGGCGTTGTCCGGATCTTCGTGAGTCTCCATGAACACACTTGCAACACATCCTGTTGCTACAGCGGCTCTTGCCAAGTAGGCAACCATTTCTCTATCCCCACCCGATACGTTCCCTAACCCTCCTGGCTGCTGCACAGAATGAGTTGCATCGAACACCACGGGATAGCCAGTACGTGCCATAATAGGTAAACTACGCATGTCGACCACAAGATTATTGTATCCATGTGTATATCCTCTTTCGCATAACATAATGCGTTCATTACCTGTTGATGCAATTTTTTCAGCAACGTTCTTCATATCATGAGGTGCTAAAAATTGTCCCTTCTTAACATTAACAACACAGCCAGTATTGCCAGCAGCTAGCAATAAATCAGTTTGTCTGCATAAGAACGCAGGTATTTGTAATATATCAATTCCTGCTTCGGCAACCTCGCTGGCCTGCCATACTTCATGTATATCAGTTAACACTGGTATACCTAGTTGGTGCTTGATTGAATTGAGAATTTGTAGCCCACTTTCAATACCTATGCCGCGCTTAGTATTGACACTAGATCGATTTGCTTTATCAAAACTGCTTTTGTAAATCAAACCTATACCTAGACTATCTGTAATTTCTTTGATAGTGTTTGCTGTATCTTCAGCATGATCCTGACTTTCTATTTGACAAGGACCAGCAATAAGAACAAAGGGATGGTCGTTTCCGACAACGAGATTGTTGATGTTAAATGAACGCATATTTCTATTTACCAGTGTCTAATAACGCCGGCAACAATAAAGATATTAGTAATAATGTAACATAGCACAATTAGAGTGCGAACAAGGGCTACCTTATCAGCTTCCTGATTAGTAGCACCTGCCTTTTCGCCTAGCGCCTTAGCCCAAAGTCGCCACAATTGATTTACCCTTCGTAGACTGCGGAGTTAGCATCGTGTTCAAAAACTTCTACTGAGCGTAGTTTAACACCTTTGCCGACTGGGTAGCGAGCGCCGAATAGTTTTAATGTTTTGCCTTGTTGGTCTTTTAGTTCCCAACCTTCGCCGCGTTGATATGTTTCTAAGATATCCTGCATTGTGTTGAAAGCCACTTCGCTGAATTTTTCACAGCCTACAGCATCTACAATACGAAGGTCACACACGCCACCAACATCGTTAAGACCTAACGATGCAAGTGATTGGAACTTATCTAAGTGTGGATCATCTTTTGCAATTACCAAAGTGTGATCGAACATGTATTCGCTCCACTCTTTAAATGCTTTGAGTCCACCGAAGTCCATAACCCAGTTACGGTCATCGAGTGTGTCTGATTCGAAGATTAATTTGATACCAATTGAGTATCCGTGTAGCAACGAGCAATGTGAATGTGTGCTTCTCCACTGTCTAAAACAGCATGAAAGTCCGCGGTCGTTACCGTATGTTTTTGTTGAGATATATTTTGCCATTGTTGTTTTTCCTTGTTAACAATGACACGCAGAGTTTGTATTGCGGGATGAGCGTCTAAGTCCGCAGTGTAAAATACTATTATACAGAATAATATTTATAGTTACAATACTAAGGGCTGAAATTTTACGTTGTCTCTTTGCCATTCCTTGGGCATTACCCAGTCAGCATTATTGGTAATTGTAAAGGTAGTGTTGGGGAAATATTTAAACACCATTCCAATTTGATAAATCCAATAGCTAGGATCGACCGCACTTGAATCTTGCTTTGAATAGTTTGTAGTGTTCTTATAGACGTTGTTTACTTTATTGTTTGTACCGTATAAGTCAAACCCTAGCAGAGTTACTTCGGTGCTCAATGTTGCAGCTAGTAGCACTGCATAACAACCACTACCCCAATGCTCAGGACGATCATGCTTTTCGTCAGCAGTATAGGGGATATCGGGAACGTATCGAACGTTCTTATTTTTTTTAATTTTGCGAAAATAGTTAAACCACGAATCTCTTACATAGATTAACGTGTCTGATGTGTTAGGATTATCAGTGGCCTCATCAGCCATTCTCCTGTCACAACAAACTAAATGATCCACAGTTAAATCTCTGTGTATTGCATTACAACCAATTATTGTAAAATCATTACGGAGAGGCGGAATATCAATATTCTTGCGACTTTCGCCGTTGCCCACTACAAGAACAGGTGTCACTTTATTTCGCCGAACGAGTTCCAAATACCAGGGTTGCCTGCAACAGTGCATACCCAACCGACATGTTGTCTTTGTTGAGGATTAGAGTTCCAAACAATATCGCCGACATTAAATGCTCCACCATCTGGCGGTGCAGTTCCTGAGAGGTGTAGTTTGTCATTAAATTTAACAGCACCGTTGACGTGTAATTTCACTCTTGGATCCGGAGTATTAACGTCGACACCTAGAGTTCCTTGCACCAACACTTGTATAGGACCAAAGTTTCTATTTCCCAATACAATATTTCCATTAGCACCTATGCTGACTCTTACGGTGTTATCCGTAACGAGCTCTACATCTGTACTGTTAAATGTGCCAATCGCTGCTTTGTTGAATTCGCTAGCACCTAACATTATTTCGACACCTTGGTCACAAATACTTAGAGCGGCATTTGGTTGATCAGTTCCTAGACCTAGTCGATCAGTTCTAGCATCATAGAACAGATATTGGTTAACGCTCATTGAGCCGTCTACTAATAATCCTTTGAGCCTGCCCACTTCACGAAGATTACTCTTGGTAACAGTTTGACCTAATTCTGTTCCATCTAACACCTTAATATTATTGATACTAAATGCTTTATCTTTGCCAAGGTCGATAGTCTCGCTGGAGAAGAACTTGTCATTATTAAAAATGAACTGTTTAGTGTGTCCTTGCCCTGCCCACAAAAATCCTTTACCGCCGACATCGCCAGTAAACTTAATAAATGTTACTTGGTCAAGATTGGCGCCCGAGTCCAATACTTCTTTAAGGGCAGTTACTAATGATTCAAATTTGTCAGACATAATTATTGATTTCCAATTTTACCAAATGGTTCCCATAGACCTGGACTTCCTGCTTGAATACAGATCCATCCTGCATAGGAGTTAAGTCTCGGTTCGATGTTCCAAACAATATCGCCTGGATTGAATGAACCAGCAGTTGGTGCTGCCTTGTCGTATTTTTGTAAACGCCCGTTAAATTTGATAGCACCGTTAACATGTAGATCAACTTCGGGATCCGGAGTGTTGACTCGAACAGATAATTTTCCGTGTACACTTACTTGAACAGGCGGCGCCTTTGGGTTACCTAATAAGATATTACCACCAGCGCCGATATTGATACGTGAGATATTATCAGTAACAATGTCAAGAGCATGGCTAGCAAAGGTTCCTAGTAGTCCGCGAGTGCTGTCTTTTGTGCCGACCATCATTTCGATTCCATCTTCGGCAACACAGAATGCAGCGTTTGGTTGGTCAGTACCTAGACCTAGTCGATCAGCAGATCCATTAAAGAACATGTAATTATTGATGCTCATCGACCCGTCAACAATAAGCCCTTTTAATCTACCCACTTCACGTAGATTACTCTTTACGATACTTGGTCCAAGTTCTTTGTCGTTTAGGACCATTACATTATTAATGCTTAAAAACTTGTCCTTTCCTAGATCTAAATTCTCGCTTGAGAAAAACTTATCTGGATTACTGCTGTAGATAAACTGCTTTGTGTATCCTTGCCCTACCCAAAGTAAACCTTGTCCGTATAGTTGATCACCACTAAACTTGATAGGTTCGTTCTTTTCAAATTTAATATCTGCTTTAAGTTCTTTGACTTCTAACACATCAACAGTGATCTTTTCAGCTGTAATTAAAGGAGTCTTTAATTCGTTCTCAACTGTCAGTGTACCATTTACTCTGCTAACGGTAATTCCGCCGTTAGTGATTACTAACTGCTCTTTTGATGCTTTATCAGTTATACCACTAGATGCAAATTCTAGGATCTTACCCCCGATTAAATGTTCACCTGTTAGTGATCGTTTGGGGATCTTGCCTACGAATAAAGCAGGATCATCTAAAAAAGCGTTGGTATCTTTTGCCTCTAGAGCATCGCCTAGAGCTGCAAGGACTTGTCGTACGGAGGTGTTTTTGTTCATAGTAGTATTTATCCGTCAACAAAAAAGCAGGCCGAAGCCTGCTTTTACTGAGAATTTACTTTGTTATTGTATCTTAAGAAGCACAATTTCCTCGTTAATTCGCCCATTGAGTTTAATATCTACTGCTTTAATATCGTCCAAAAACTTACGCAATTGTACTTTACCACAGGCCTTGAACTCTTTTAGTTGTTCCTCGGGCTTGCGCAACGTCTTCTGAACACTCTTAAACTCGTCAAATCCTGTAATAGATGTTCCTTTGACGCCTAGATCATTAAACTCCGAAGCAATGTATTTGCCCAGCTTGCGAGATTTAATGTTGTAAACCCAAAGTTCTTTAGCACCTATGATATCTACAGGATTAATTGATACAAGTTTTGCCTGTTCATTACTCTTACAGTACTTGAGTTTAGCAACTAATTTTTCTGCAGGAACTGATTTCTTAGCACGTGGCGCACGATTAACCTTTGCTTCTTGCATCAGCATATCACAAGCACTGGCAATTTCCTGATAGAAGATAGTAATCTTCTTTAGATTAGCTTTGCTAAGGTGGCTATAAGCTTCTTTAAGCTGCTCGTCCTTAGTACCTGCGGCCTCGATAAGCTCTGCTAGATTTCTGCTGTAAAGGTCTTTAATAATTCGAGCGTGTGCTGATTTTACTTCCTTGCCCTTGAGCAGGTTAAGCATTTTAAAAGCCTTTGGTTCGAATGTCTCAGGATCAGTAGCAAATGCTTCTAGTGCATCTTCGATCTCCTCGGTCATTCTATAAGCAGCTTCTTTGACACGTTCCTGGATACTGGGAGTGTAAACTGCTGGCTTTGCATCTTCGATCGCCTTCAACTCGTCATCATCTAGATCGTTCTTACCTTCAGCAATGACTGTTGAAATTTGTTGCTTTAGCCATTCGCCGGTATCGCGACCGTCATTAAAGTCGTCACGCTGTGCAGGCATGCCTCTAAGCAAACAACTGGCAATAGATCCCATTGTTGTATTACAACGGTTGTCTTTAGTTTTCTTAAATGCGGCAATGTCAGCTTTTGGCATATCGACACTTGCCATCCACTTTAGAACGTTGGGCTTCATATCCTTACCGTTAAATTCTAAACGGTAATATTCCATGGCATTATGCCAATGCCGTAAGAACTTTGCACCATCCATTGTCTCGACACCTTCCCAAACTGGACTGTGATCTTTGACAGCTCGAGTGCGGTGAGCAATTACCTGCTTCTTTGTTACTCTAGTTTTCTTTGCCGGTTCTTTTGTTGCCATTATTCTTCCTCTGCCTCATAACGTTCTACTTCAATTAAATCACCTTCCTCAGTTTCCTTAAGGACGATTCCTGCGTAGTACCCATCTAGAACAGCTTGCTCTGCTAGCTTGCTCGCTTCTGTAGGACTAGCAGTTGTTTCGATTAATGCTTGGTGACCGTCTAGATGTTCACCCCAAACTTCGTACAATGTATAGCTCATATTATTCGTCAGTATCTAGGACTATCCATCCTAGTTTTTTTAGATCCTTTTCAATTTCATCTGTAACAAAACCTTCGCCTACGTAGGCGTCGCCTTCTTTGGTATACATCTGTTGTTCTTCGGTTAAGTTATGAAACTCTTCCGCAGTCATTGTATGTGTATGTCTAATACCACTACAATACCAATCAATGTAATCACCTTTTTGCTGCATATCTGCAATTATGCCGCCGGCGTGCCTCCAAGAGCAAGACCAGGTTTGTCCTTTTAGGATAGGCATCACATCTAACTTTTGAAATTCTCTATTGCACATTGCCGAATAAAGGTGTTGCGCATACACATTAGACTCACGAACTTTTTCCAGTATCCAATCAGTACTTAGCAAATCGTACTCAAGATTGTTCTTTTGCCATTCGGGATCGTTCATTTTGTCGTCTTCGTCGGCATTCCAATCTTCGTATAAATCTATCATTGCCTGCGCACTTTGTTTTTCTTCTTCGGTAGTAGAAGGATCATTTAATTTTTCAATATACGATTTCTTTTGAAACGTATTGCGATCAGGACTTTTAGACAGTTGGGTCATAGTTTAATCCACGCCATTTAATCACGTTGATACTAATACTTACATCCCACTTCTCGCCGTCCCAAGTACCGGCAATGATATTAGACTGGAATGGCCACTTAACTTCTTCTTCCTGATCTAGTACTTGATATGTGCCAGTGCGTACAGGATTAATACTAGCAGGGAACCATTCAGTATAAGAAGATTTTTCGTCTTCAATCTCTCGAATAATTTCTAATTTTTCTTCAAATGACATATGATCTTCATTATGAACCACAACATTATCTTCGTCTGGTTCGCCCTTAAACACTTCCCCGGTATCTTCGTTAGTTAGTTCCAACGGACCGTAGTAGTAATATTCAGTATCGTCCTGATACCAACCTAGTGCTTCAACACCTTCATAGCTGTCTTGTTCCCAGGCATACTGGAAGTTTTCAAGGTCTGTGCTAGTAGCTTTCTCATTGCCCAGCTCGATGTCTAACCAACAGCCGTCGACCATATCCCACATTTCCCAAGACTCATCGTTATCGATGCAGCTTAGTTCGTAGCCGTTTTCATTTAACAGTTCTTCGTCTGTAAGCGGACGCTCATCAGATTCTACACTAAATGTAGCCCAACGGAATCCTTGTTCGATTGTAATAATCTTGCCTTCTTTGTAGAAGAACATCTTCTCAACGGCGGATTTTTTATACTGTGGGGAAAGTTTCCAAGTTGCCATTATTTCTTTTCCTTGAATGTCTTAACTTGCTTAATTGCTGTTTTCAAAGTTTCTGCATAATTAAGAGCCTGTTGCTCAGTCATAATGATGTTAGCTTCGTATTCAACGTAGCCCTTTGTTAACAGAATCCAGATAGTCTGCCATCGGTTAAGACTCCACCACTTAGATTTCTGGGTAGTGTATGTTGTGACAGTTACACAACCCTCGTCTGCTTCGACCCAGATATTATGATCGTGATTAGAGTCTTGGCATTCGCAAGTAACTTGATAGGTAACAGCATCGCCCCAATCACTACGCTTTAAAATACCTTCAGCAGGCGCTTGTGCTTTCATTGCAATGTACGACCTTCTGCGGCAGCAATGTGACCAAGAGCTTCAAAGTCATCTTCATCTAGATCGTCAATGTTCAACATGCGGGCGTTTTCCACAGCTTCACCAGATGCAAACATTGATTTGATTTGTTCAATCAATGCGTCTAGTTCTTCTTGAGTACCTTCGAAGCTGTCAAAGCAGCCGGGGGCAAACTCAATTTTGAGTTCTTTAGATTCTTCGGGTGTGAGATCTTTAAAGTCTTTATCGTTTGTCATGTTGAGCCTTTACGTAATGTTTGTATTCTCTTTTGAGCCAATATTTGTACTTGTCCCAATATTGCTTCATTGTAGCAGGATCTTGGCCAAGGGTCAATCGTTCTTCGGAATTTTGATACCAAAGTTCCTGCACCCATAGTCTAAATGTTTTTACGTCCATAGTCCGTGCCTTACTTTAATTAAACGAATCATCATTTCTTCGTCTTCTTTTTCGTAGGCTGCTTCAATTTTCTGAAGCAACTTATGAGCCTTGTCGCTGGCTTTCTTGAGCTTTGGGTCGCTGTTCTTATTAAACATAGCTAGTACTCCGCCACCGTTTGCTTCTCGCAAAGCTTCGCAGGCCGCAGTCCATCCACTTGCATCATACGGATCGGGACGGTTACGATATGTTTCAGTCCACCACTTGTATAGGTCTAAGATTTCTTGTGCCTTTTCCGCTTGTGGTGTAAGTTTGCCCACATTCTTGCTATCCGGACCGCACTCGTCTTCGGACCAACGCAGATTACGCTGCCATTCCAAGTTGTCGAGTCCAGCTTGTGGGCAGCGCCATGTTCTCCAACGGAACCAACCTGAAGCCCAGAAGGGAGCTTTGTATTTTGCTTTTTCATCGTTATTTGACCAAGCGATATGCCACCAGGCTAATTCCACTTCCACAAAATCCTGCAACTCATTAAATAGGCAAGGGAGAAAGCGGTTCCCCACATCGGACCAAGACCCAGGTTTAATATCGCGAGCGTGGGCAGTAAGAGAATGAGTGCGAGTGACCCAGCGGTTATTAATGTAATACTTAATGGAGTAGAGTGTATCTGGAATCCAGAAAACAATTTTTTGAGCATAATCTAATCCTTCTTCAGCAAGCCAATAGCGAAGTTTGCTGTAGCCTTGTGCTTTACGTCCCCACTCGTCCCACTCTTCGCTTGTGCCGCACTTGAGCTTAGGAGTTCCGCGAACCCAATCTGCAAATTTACCAATTGTCCAATAATGTGATCTCATGATTTGATTGTACTATCAGTTATTATCACTGTCAATCATACCCCATTTGATTCGTAACCAGAAGCGTTCGTGTATGTAATAGTCAATGCTCAGCAGAATATGCAACATAGTTGCAAATCCTGTAGCTTCGCCTAGGTTTCCTAAGAACAGATATGTCCAAAAAATAGTAAAGATCCAAGCAGTTAGTCTATATGTAACCATTCGAGTTACTGTTCTTTTATGAGTTTCTGTCATTATATTTTCTTTTGATATCCTGCTAAATTGAGCATTATGGAATATTGCTCGTAGGCTTTTTGTACAGCAGCATTTGAATTTCTATAGAAAGTTTCTTCTCGTTCCTTGTCCATCAGCGTCTCAAACATATTGCGAACGCCTTCTGAATGTGCATGGTTGTAAAATCTATTCTCCAATTCTACCAAAGTGTTTAACTGACTCTCTGGAATTTGGATAGTATAGAGTTTTTCAGTGCGCACATCTTCAAGATCGTTACGGATAATATCAGCACGGAGTGGCTCGGAAAAGAAAGTAGCTGGACGATAGCGAGCATGACGCTGGCTATCGTTAACTACCTTAACTTCGTAGTTCTTACAAAACGTTTTTAGTTTTTCATCCATTTGTAACTAATCGTTCAGCCATAGGAAAGATTGCAGCAATTGCTTTGGCACAGGCAAGGGCAACAATTTGATGTTCTTTCTGTGTACCATTAGCACTGCGCAATTGAATAAAGTGAATCCAGCTACGCAAGGTGCCATTCATATACAAGCGACTTACTGTGTTACCTTCTGGGAGAATAGCACGGGCCTGTTCTTTAGCAATACCAGCACCGACTGCCCACGAGTAATGCGTGTTAACTAGATCGATAACTTCTTGTTGGCGGCGTTTCCATTCTGCGTCAAGTTCAGCATCGTTAGTCTCTATGCTGTTTTGTCGATTCTTTGTGTCTTGCAATCGAGCTTCACGCAATACAAAGCTAAGATCCTTCGTTGGGTCAGCGTAGCGTTGGCTGAATTCTTGGAAGGCGAAGCTTCTATGACGTAGGATTTGTCGTGCAATATCTCGTGTTGTTTCAATTTCCACACAGGCAGAGACCATTTCGAGTGGACTCCAGTGTGCGTGTTTGACGAGATAGTTGATGAGCTTTTCACTTGTTTCGGTGTTAAGCTGGTTGGAAGGGTTGGACACACGGGCGCAATACGCAATAAGTTCCTGCGCATCGTCAATGCCCATAGAAGCAAACTCTTCTGTTGGTTGACTGTAGCTGAGTAATTTAACATTCATTATTTGTTCTCTTCATCTTCCTGACAGAGTTTCTCCATCAGCTTGTAGTGTTCGTAGGCTTTCTTTAAAGCTGCGAATTTTTCTAATTTCTTTGGATCGGCTGTAAGTATTGCCAATCTATCTTCTATTTTGTTTAATGTTTCCATTAAACTCTTATCGCCGATTTTAATGTCAGCGGTGCTATCTAACTGAATACCGTTGGTTGTAACTGCACTATTGTAATAATTGCTGCCAGCACTTGAAATTGTATAGTTACTAGTTCCGGATGTTGTAGTCCATGTTGTTGATGGAATTGAATACGACATACCTAATGTGCTAGGATCTAGAGTAATGGAACTAATGGTATTGCCTGTAATCGTGCAATGGCCATTAGTTCCACCAAGACCCGTGCCAGTGTATGACTTCGGATCTGCAATACTCATTAAGCTGCCTTGGCTTCTTTACGTGCGTTCTTTTCTTCAGTGATTTCGTTACGGCGAGCTTTAACTGCCTTGGCAACTTCTTGCAATGCCTTACGTGCTCGTGTACCTGCTGCACCGTTGCCTGCTGTGAACTTTGCGTCTTCTGCTAAGAACTCTTCAAACGCTGCTTTTAATTGATCTACTGTTGTTGACATAATTGTTATCCTATTGTTATGTAATTCTACTTATAAAAGTAATTGGTGTGGTCGGTAGGTCTTGAACCTACAAAGGCTACGACTACGTCTGCGCCCCGTCCCTAGAATCATTAAATGATTTTCGGAGGTATGCCATATTCCACTCACGACCACATTATTATTATATAACCTTAATTCCTAGAATGCAATACTTTTTAGCTTAAATAGTAGCACATTATGACACACGACTTTCAAAAAATACCATTCCAAAACATTGTACGATTTGGACAAAGAACAATGCTAGACCGTCCTCTATTTTCTACAAGCTGGATCTTAGGACGGTTTTGTAATTACAAGTGCAGCTATTGTTGGCCATATGCTAGGA